AGTTGCGACTATCAAAAAGGACGGTGAAACCGAATGAGTAGCGAACGAAAGAGAGTTATACTTGTCGGCAGTCGAATAACCATTAACGCGGCAATATCGTTGTGTATCACGGCGGCGTTGATTTTGTCGAGTTTCTTTATCTTCAAAGGTATCGAAACGCATGTATCGGGAAAAGACTTCTGGATACAAAAATCGGTTATGGCGGTCGCTACGTTCTTGTTGATGTTCTCCATTGCGAACGTAACCGAAAACATATTGTTTGCCAAAGACAAGGATATAAACGACCGACTGAACGCATTAGACATGCATTATCAGACCATAATGGCGAACTATGAAACCGCCGACCTTGAAACCTACATCGAGAACTTGAATAAAGCGAACAAGTATAAGAATTATATCCACAAGTGGAAAAAGAGATTACGTTTTGCAAGTCGCTTTAAGAAGTGGGGAACTCCGAAAAGGCTTGAACGCATAAACAAGGCGTTGACCGTTACGGCAGAAGAACTGTGGGAGAGCGGACGAAAGGTCAAGTATCATCGGATAACTTTCAGCCAAATGGTGAGCGGTGCGAACGATGTATCACCGAACGACGATGAGAGCGATTTAAGGTCGCACAAAGCCCGCTACGGCGCACAAAAATTCGGTTGGAAGATTATATCACTCGTTGCGTTTGGCGCGTTCTCGGGGCAATTATTGTACTCGTGGCAAGACTTTAACAAGGGTATGATTATCCCACTGATTTTTCAGTGCGTAACGATTTTAATCTCTATCTACTCGGGAATATGTTTCGGGTGCGCGATGAACGAGAGAACGAAACAGACCTTAAAACGCAAGTTAAAGATTTTCTCGCAATTCAGGTACAAGATGAACAACAAAGTCAACGGCGTTGCGAACTTGGGCGTGGAAGTAATCAAAGACCTTGAAGTTGAACGAGCGAAAGAAAAGTCCAACAATCCTGTTAAGCGAACTTTCGATGATACTTTCGGTAATGGACAACCTGTAAAGGCTGGTGCATTTGTCGGAAAACTCATATCTTCTACGATTGATATTGAAGCCGAGAAAATGGCAAGTTCGCAACAGTAATACCTACGAATTATGTAATAATTACATTTTTCTCTATATATAATATAATGATATAACAACGGCTGCAAAACGGGTGATGTCCGAAACTCGCCTAAAAACATCATAGGAGGCAATTATGCCGGGAATTGATGGCGTTAACGAATTTACTATTGCAGAACTTGAGCAATTGTTTGATAGTGAATTTGAACAGGTACCGCCACCTGTAGAGGAAAAAACAGATGCTCAAGGTGCCGATGACGACAAGAAAGAACAGAACGTTCCTACTGACGACATTGACAAGACAAAGGCTTTTGCTAAACGTTTGAAGGAGTCAACTGATAAGGTTAGACAAGAAGAGCGAGAAGCAATTGCGAAATCTTTGGGTTACGAGTCTTATGAAAAACTTGTAAAAGAAAATGAGACAAAGAAACTCGAAGAAAAGGGAATTGACCCACAGCAAGGTTCCGAAGTCATTGACGAACTCGTTAGACAACGTATTGAGGCTGACCCGAGAATTAAAGAGTTAGAGGAATACAGAAAACAACGAGTAAAGGAATTTGGAGAAAGAGAACTTGCAGAAATCAGTAAACTTACCAACGGGGAAATAACTAGCTTGGCTCAGTTACCAAAGGAAGTTATTGATTTATGGAAAACGAAAGGTTCACTGAAATCTGCCTACCTTGAATTGGAAGGAGAAAAACTTATTAACAAAATAAGAAGTGAACAGAGTAAGGGTTCCACGGACCATTTAGCAAATCCGAGCGGTAGCACTCCTCCTCCGAGTAACAAACGTCCATTAAATGACAAAGAAAAGGCAATCTGGCGACAGTTCAATCCTCATATAACTGACGATGAGTTAAATTCAAAATTCGTAGAAAATAATTAAAGGAGATACAAAATGTTTAAAGCAAGTTTTAAGACTGCCTACTTACAGAGAGAAGTTCCTATGACTGTTGCAGTCGTCGGAGATAAACCTCTTGTAGTAGGCGAAATGGTAACTCTTACAGCAGCTTCTGGAGCCATTCCTGCTTCGATTAAATCGGCAGCTACGGTTGCAGCAGCAACTCACATCATTGCACAATCGGATATGACTATGGAATACGGACACGTTCCCGTTGAAAATAGGGATTACAAGTATAGCGATGAAGTAGCAGCAACTATTGCGGCGGCTGGACCCGTAGCAGCAAGCACTCCTACTAAAAAAGTTGCGTTATTTGCAATCACTGACAAAGACGATTTGATTGTTAAAACGGTAGCATAGGAGGTAAACATAAATGGGAATGATTATTAACATTGACGAAGCTCTTAAACTTCGTTCCGATTACAATATTTTGAAAGAGCCGCTTCACGCGATGATGAGAAATCAGCAAGAAGCGTGGGAAAGAGAAAACCCGATTGACTTTATTTTCAGTAGAGGTTCACTCGGTAGTTTCCAAGAAACCTATACTTCGAGCATCGGTTTTGACCACGCATTTGCCGAAACGGCTGACTATTCGGTAGGTCCTATCTTTAATACGGCTGAAGGTTTTTCGGCAACGTATAGAACCAGGACTTTCCAGGGTGGTTTCATTATTTCGCAGCAAGTTCTTGAAGACGGTCAGGTCAGGCGAGTCAAAGACGATGCGTCGGCGTTCATTAAGAGGTGGCACGGTGACATCGTCGAATACGCAATTGCATCTCTTGCAGGTGGCTTCGGCGAAGATTACTACTGGGAGAACGGCGATGGTAAATCCAGACTTCGTTTGAACTCTGCTGATACCGTTGACGGTGACATTATGAACAGCACGAAGAACCCGTTGTTCACTAATGCTCACAAAACGGTTAAACGAGATGGTGGTACTCCGATTACTCAGTCGAACCTGTTCTATGTTGACACGGCAGACCTGAAAATCGGTGGCGAAGATGCAGGACAGATTTCCAAACTTGCAGACGTTATAAACCAAGTCATTACTACGATGGAAAACTATCGTGATGACAACGGTAAACGTGCAGGTGTCCTTGGTGCAAAAACTATCGTTGCAGGTAATGATGCTCACCTCAAAGCAGCTCTTGAAACGGCTGTATCCGACGTATTTATGCAAGGTGAGACGAAATTCCCCAACCCTGCAAAATCTCGTGCTACGGTTAAGACTTCTCCTTACTATCTTGACATTGATATGTGTAAAGATGGAAACGGTTTCTTTATTGTAGATAAGGCATATAACGAGGAAAACCACGGCCTTGAACTTACTGAACGTATTCCGTTTACACTCGATGCATTTGAAAAGAGAGAAGCTCCGAGAGGAATTAAATACGAAGGACGTCAAAGGTTTGATATTAACTGTGCGAGCTGGAGAGGTATCGCTTATGTAAGACTTGGAACACCTGGTAACAACAGCGGCTGGGATAAAGTAGGAAACTACACCAGAATTACTCCGACCTCGACCATTGTCAGACCGGTCAGCATTGTCGGTACTGTTTCAACCAAAGCATCAACCTAACTAAATTAAATCAACTTACTGCTACATATCTTCTGTGTAGCAGTAAGTATTATCACAATAATGGTATTAGCCGGTTCGACTCCGGCAATTGTGGAGGTAAATATGGCGTACACCTGGGGATACATTAAAGATGTAAGTTTATCAAAGTTAGATTTAGACGAAAACGAAGCGACTGTGCAAAATTTGCTCAGTCGATTTCCATTTTATGCAAATGAAGTAATTACACAAGTATGTTCTTCGATAAAGCCTAAATATACATTTGAAAACTTTGTAATCGACAAAACAAACGTCGGGATTAAGCAAACAATGCCCGACGATTTTGTAAGTTTCGGGGACGATGTTTGCTATATGTTGGAAGAGGTTCGTGAACGTAACGGTGAAACAAGACTTATTAAAGTACCTATTCACGATGACGACTATGAGTATTTAGGTTACAATCAAGTAGTATTTAAGCATCCTGGAAATTATTTTATTTCATACAATGCAAGATGGTATACATTTGACAAGAGTTTGTCTGACGACGAATTGATAGATGTTCCGGACGATATTCTTGATAGTATACCGTCATACATTGCAAGTCAATGTTACAAAATTGACGACGAGTATAAAGCATCTGTATTTAGAAACGAATACGAAATAATGCTTTCAAGAATAGACAATAGTAACTTTAGGAATACTAAAACTATTAAGATTGAAGGAGACTGGTAATGATAAAGACTTTTAATAGAACGCCTATATCTGTAAATACTCCTGGCGACAAAAACATTAAAAATTACTTTTTTAATCATTACAATTGGAAAGGTATGTGCGACGACAAAAACATTCTTGCCGTTGACCAAGAGACGTTTTCCGATTGTAAAAACGTATATGTCGACTCGGAAGGCTTACTGAGAAGTAGACCGTCATTAAAAATAAAAACTGTAACATATACCAATGCCGGAAATGAGTATACATTGTCCGACATACTTGATGTATGGACGTTTAACGATGTTACAGTCTACTTGTCTACGTCCGATAAAAAGTATTACTTGACATTTGTAAATAAAAATGTAACAGACAATATTCAAAGAGAACTTAAATATACTGACAGCAATGGAGAAACTCATTCCTACAGTAAAGTAATACCAATTCTTGCAGACAATAAGATATTTATTTTTTCGGAACACGACTTCAATTATTACGACATTGAAAAAAATATTTATGCTACTGCAATAGACTTTATTTATATTCCTACTACATCGGTCGTATCTGGCAATAAAACTACTGAGTTAGACAGTCCGAATGTTTTGACTAAGTCATATATTACAAAATATTTGTACGATAAGTCTACAAACATCAACTTTGCAGACCTTGTAGGTAAAGAAATAACTGTAGAAGTAGATGGTGTTTCTTACAAAATAAAGTTTGAATATAACAATGAACTTGTTTTTGTAGAAAGATACTGTGGGTTAGGAGAAAACAACTTTTCTACTACTAACAATATTCTTGGAAAAAATACAGAAAACATTCCATTAGTTCAGGCATCCGAGCGTGAAAGTACTCTTGTATGTTCGTATGAGCGTGTTCTCGACAACAAAGGTAACATATCTGCAGTTAATTGGACGATTTATCATACATTAGATGGAATTACTTTTACTTCTGTGCCTACTAAATCTAAAATATTAGGAATGCCTAAAATAAGCAGAGACGGCTTTTATGTATTTGTTTTTTGTGAAGATGGTCCTTGGGTATACAGTTTGTTAGATACAGATGGTAATATCACAGGTACCAAAAAATATGCCGTCTGGACTAATTTATTAAAAGCAATAAATGAAACCAAATACAATGAATGGATTGCAGATGGATTTAACTTAAACAAACATAACTCTGTCGATGTTTACTTTAACCAAACTACTTGTGTAAACGGTTATTTTAGAGATGACAGAGCTTTTGCATTTACGTATGGCGACGGTTTAGTTACTACGGACGGTGAGCCGAGGTACCAAAACTTTTATTGTGTATATTGTTATGGTTCTGACTTTCATAAAAAGGTCATTTTTAATTCGTTAATATATGCTCCATATACTTATACACCCCGCGTAAGTAGTACTACGCTTGGAATATCTGCCGATACCGAAACCAGTGGCACATCAGGTACTCCATATTATAATAATATTACGTCTAATAATTTGACAGACGTTCAATTTGTTTACGTAAATGAGAATGGAGCCACAAAGTATACCGCATATTTAACCGACCTTAAGTTATTTCTTAACTTATTTTCTCCTGGATATCCTCCGGGAAATGGAACGTCTTGCTCAGGAACTTCTATATTATTTGGAAATTATAAAATAGCTGATAATGATGGAAATGTAATTGACGGTGGTCAGATATATAACGAGATTAACGTGTCATTAGATGTTGGCGGCGGTCTTGAGCCCGCTAAGCAACATTACGTTCAAAATTTTACCACTAGTTATTTTTCATTTAATGTTAATGTATCAATAACCGGTGATGCTACAGTTCCTTCTAATAGTCACATACATATTATTCCGGGTTCCTCCAGTGGTGGAGCCGGTAGTTACATTACCATAAGTGCAGGAAATATCAGCGGAACAGATGTTATATATGGAATTTTATTAGAAGGTGAGCCTGCAGCAACAGCACAAAGCATGCCTAATTTGTATGTTGCTTTCAAAGAACAACGTATGTCTATTGCAATAGACTTTACTGCATCCATTCCTAATGATGTATACCGTGATAACTACAGAGGAATTTATCACATTGAAAGGGACAACACAGGTGAAATAGGTTCAGGAATTATTTACTCCAAACGGTATCCGTATGTAACAGACGGTCCTATTCCTGTTGTAAGACCTCCGTTGAGAGACGGACTGATAGTTTCCAACGGAAGATATATGTTTACAAGACTTGAAAAGGAAGGTGAAAAAGAAGTTGTTCGCGTTCATACTATAAAATATGATAACATTGATATTGTTTCTAATCATATTACAACAGTTTTTTCAGAGGAATACGTTTCAGACTTGCATTTTTTGAACAAAACGTTTGTTTTTGGAGACCCTGTCCCGTACCTCTTAACAAAAAATCAATTGTTTACTTATGACGATTATACTTCTGATGCTGTTGGGTATGACCCGATAAATCTTCTGTTTACTTGTTTTCCTATTGCATACTTCTACGGAGGAAATGTATTTGATAGTATGTACATTGCAACTACAAATGCTTTGTACATTTCAAATGCAGATAAGGTCATAGAACTTGCTGAAACTACTGTAGGTGAAACAAACTTTATTTTGCCTGAAGTATATGCATTGTTAGAAAACTATTATATAGGAATAGGAAATAAACTTTATATATCAAAATCTATAACTGACAACGGAAAATTCAAATGGTATTTTCCTGAAATTTCAGTTCAACCTTTTGACAATAGTATAACAAATCTGCAGCCTATATCAAATAGTGAAGTAGCAATATTTTTTGAAAACGAAATTTGGCATTCTACATTTGATGCTGAAACTACTATTGACGGTAGAAAAGGTGTATACAGGTATTACAAATCAAAATTGCAAGCAGGTTGTAAGAAAGGTTCTGACGTATTAGTTACCTACGATGGAAAATATACTATCTTTGCAAGTAATCGAGGCCTCGTAGCAATGAGTTACCAAGACTTTATTGCAAGCACAGAACAATCATTAACTTACTTGTCAGACAATATTTACGATAAATTTGTAAATTATATTACAGAACAAAACTCGTTAAATCAAATAAAACTTTATAAGTTTGGTTACTGGATTATTATTTACAAACGAGACAGTAAAGATGGATTTGTTTTTGATACACGAAACAACTCTTGGTGGCCTTTGTCGTCATTTGACAAACCTACAAAATTTGTAACAATTGACAACAAGGTCAAGATGTTAAGCGCAGGTAACATGTATGACCTCAATAAGAGTGATGCTGACTATTATGATTATGACGGAGAATTTGTTAACAAAGTATCCTGGCTTGTAAAAAGTCAGAAGTTACATTTAAGTGCGTTAAACAATTACAAACACATAATAAATATGACCTTCGTATCAGTTCACGATAGTAATATTTTACAAAATTCGGAATATAATATAGATGGGTTAGACTTTAAGTTGCAGGTAAATTGTTATCGTAAAAAAGTCGATGGAAATATAAATAGCCTTGACGATTATGTAACAGTAAATTACAGAGTAGATACCATTAGAACATATGTACAAAGGTTAAACTATTCAAAGATTAACGAGTTCCAATATCAGTTATCTTCCGATGAGGAAAATGCAATGGATATACCCTTGAGTTTGAACAGTATAACTATAAAATATAAGGTAGGAGGTCAAGTAAGATAATGGCCAAGTATGGAATGATATTCGATACGTCCGATATTAAATCTCAACTTGCACAGGCTAATCGAGATTATTACGGACGAAAGGTTTGGGAAAACTTATACGGTTCTATTGATTATGCAAAACAAAAACAGTTAGGCAAACTTCAGCAAGATTATTCTTCTGCGGTTAACGAAGCTTACGCCTCTGCATATCTTGCAAATCAAAACATTGCAGCTAGCAATTTAGGTGTAGGTTATAAGACTGCGGCATCCGAGGCAAATGACCTTGCATTGGAGGAGGCATACAATACCTATCGTCAAAAATACCTTGCAGGTGTTTCGGAAGTTGAAAGTTTATCTGCTAAACAAACACAAAATGTCACTAATGCATTAGATGAGCAAGCTAAATATGAAAGCGCCTTTGCAGAAAAACCTTATCAATATTTGCAGTATATATTTGACAAATATTCGGAAGGTGACCGTGCAAACAATATTTTCTACAACGAAGAACTTTGGAAACGTTATACAAAAGAAGTTAAGGACGAGGCTGGAAATCCTACCGGAGAGCGAGAACTTAAATCTTGGGAAGAGATTGCTAACTATGGTGCATACGAAGAAGTTGAAGGCAAAAAACAATGGACAGGTTTATTTGACAATTCTGGCAATTTAACTATAAAGGGAGTAGACTTCTACGACCAAATGATGAACCAACTTGCATATGAAGGCCGAGGAATAAGTTTCGCACAATGGTTAGCTGGAAATGACGAAAAACTTTATGAGTGGTCACGTTCGTATAATCCTTACAACTATACAGAGGCAGGAACAAATCTTGGTTCATTCAAGACAATGGTAGGTTTAACTTCTGCTGATGAAAAATACACCTTTATGGAGCGTTTTGGTGGTTTAAGTAAATCTGATGTAAATAATATGTACTCTGGATTTACTAATAAACTTAACGAGTTGAACAAGAAAATATCTTCGAGTTCAGGAAAAGATGCTAAACAAATTGCTTCGGAGTTTACAGGTTTAACTGCTGAAATAGGAAAACTTACTAAGCAACTTGGCATAACCACTGATGTAGAAAACGAACTCGGTATGAGTTTGGACGACTTAGGCAAGTATCTTGCAAATAATGCCTCTGCAGCTGTAAGCAAAGGTGACATTTGGCTTCAAGGTGTACAGACCGCACTTACTTCAATCGGTTCAGGAGCTGTGATAGGTGCTAAAGCCGGTGGCGGTAAAGGTGCCATTGCAGGTGCCATCGTTGGTGCTATTGTAGGTTCAGCCTTTGCAGCTTTGGAAGCAGAAGGTACCAAAGACCAAAACAAAGAACTTGCTAAGGCATCAAGAGATGCATACAATAACCTTGTAACTACTTTGATTACTTATAGTCAAAATAAGCAACGAGAGGCACAAATAAATTACTATAAAAAATAATTTTAATATATAATATTAAGATTATTTTTGAAACCAATATAAATATTCGATATATTGGTAAATATTTCTCTATTATATATTAAAATCTCTCAAAGTGAATAATATATAATAATGATATTCTATATTTTGCGAAGAGCAACAAAAGGAGTATAACATATGTCTACATTAAAATTAACACCTTCTTATTTGAACAGCTATGAGGCTGCTCACAAAATACTTTCTAACAACCCTTGGTTTCAAGAAAGCGATTGGCTTTCGATGGCAAGAAGTGGTGAACTTGACCAGTATATTACTGTTCTTGCAAATACCGACAAAATTACTGATAAAGACAAGTTTTACAGTGATTACAATTATGCATATGCAGACGACCAAACCAGGGTTGCTGCATTGTATAATGAACTTCTTGCAGACAGAAGTAATGTCGACGAACCTCGTAAAAGATTAGCACTCGACTCGTCCGGTAACGTTATATTGGATGCAAAAGGAAAACCTACATATGAGAGTTTCAAAGCATCTGACTATGACTATTACAAATCTGTAATTAAAAATAGAAACGACGAATATTATCAAGAATACCTCATTGAGCAGGAAAAAGAAAGAAAAAACTCAATGAATGGATTTGTAAAATTTTTAGGCGACACAGCTTCAATAGGAACTGAACTTGCCTATGGATTAGCAAATCAAATAGATAACTTAACGAACAGTATTGCTGCAATAGGTGATGGAATAACTGCATACTTCAAAGATGAGGACGTTGCAGACGCGATTGTCGATACTAATGCAAGTGATACTTGGAGATGGTTTGAACAGTTAGGGGTACAAGATTGGATAGTTGATTTTGAACGTAGATATACTAACGTCCGTGACTTAGACGGAAATTACTCCAACACAGGTAAATATCTTGGTGGCATTTGTAGCACATTAGGACAAATGTTACCTTCTATGGTCGGCGGCAAAGTAGTTGGCTCAGCTGCACAAAAGGCGGGAGCGGCGGCTAAAACAGTAAATACATTGTCACAGATAAGTTCTACTTTAATTTTCTACCAGGGAATTACAGCAGGAAACATCCGGGATATGTACAAACAATTTGCAGCTGAAAAAGCATCGGTACCTTCCGGTGCAATTCTTGCAAATGCCAGCATAAAATCTGCATTACAGTGGGCTGTTGAAATAGGACTTGCCAAAATCTCCGGTGGTAGTACGATAGATAATGTCGTATTCGGAAGGTCTATTCGTACAAGTGCAGGCTCTACTCTTGCAAAATCTGCCGGAAAACGACTGTTAAGTGACTTCGTTACAGAAGGACTTGAAGAAGTATTCCAAGATACATCTGACTGGCTTGTTGATAAAGCATTCTCTGTACTCATCAATGAAAACTTCGGTAAGGTTACTGAGATTAGTTACCAGAGTTTAATGGACTCCTTTATAATAGGTGGTTTAGCTTCATTTGCAGGTTCTGCTTTGAATATAGTTACTACTAAAAAGGTTGCAACCGGACAAGTTAAAACCAACAAAAAAGGTGATACAAAGTTAGATAAGGAAGGAAACGTTAAAGCAGAGAAACTTGGAAAGTTAGCATCTTGGGAATATGGCTTGGATATGCAGAGTTTTATGAAAAACTATGTTGAACTGCAAGAACAAGCAAAAGGATTTCTTAAAAGGTACGACAAAGACAGTACCGAGGCTAAAAAATATGCAGCGGCTATAACCGAGATGTATGCTGCATACCGTATGTTAAGTTCTATCTATGGCGAGATAGGTGAAACTCGTTTTAAGAATGCTAACCAGGTCCTTTCCGAAATTACTAACTTAGTCAATAATGGTAAATTTACCAACGACGGTGCATATAATATTGGACAAGAGTTGATGAACAGCTTAACTGACCTGCGCAAGAATAGCTTAGAGAAAACTCTTGCGGCATTAGAAAAAGCAAAAATCACTCAACTTGCAGATGTCATAGAACGAGATAGCGACTTAACTCAACTTAACATAGACGAAGATACTAAAAAGTCAATCCAACAGTTGTTTGATGGCGACGACAATGTTAAGAAAGTAATACTTACAAAAGACGGTGCAAATATTGCGGTCGTAGACGACTCTTTGTTTGTACCTATCAATTATGCAAAAAATGCAGATGGCAGTACATTATATGAAACTGTTGCAGAACAAACTCTTGTTGAAGCAATATCGAAAGGTAAGTTCAAGGGTGACGTTCTTAACTTAGTGCTCGAAACATTCAAGAAAGTAACCGGAAGAAACGACGCCTCTATGGAAGAAGCTATCTATAATCTTGTATTTAATGACAGTTTCTTCAACATTATGCTTTCTACTGCAAATAAAGATATGTATTCGTTACTGTCTTCGTTGATTAGCATAGAAGATAACGTCGTATCTAACAAACTTCGTGACAAGATATACAAAAAGAAAATCGCTACAGTTGTAGAAAGTATGACACAATCTTTGTACGACTATTGTATAAATCAACCTTACGCAGACTATCGTCTTGATGTATTTACTAAAACTCAAATAGATAAAATTGCTGCAATTAGATGGTGCAGAAATTTGTATGCAAGAGTTATCGACAATACTTCTTACAAACATCTTACCGACAACGACTGGAATGTACTTAATAACAGGGTAAACAGTTTGCCTGTATCTCAGCAGCAGAAGGATAAAATATTAACCGCGTTAAAATCGAATAATAAAGATACTCGTGCTTCTGCAATGAACAAGATTGCATTGGTGTATAAAGGTATATTTACTACCAACTATGATGGAACGGTTTATATGCCTGATACCAACGTTGCAAATAGAACATTCAACTCTTGGCTTCAGTCGATTGGACTTACCATTGAAACCTTGACCTCACTTGAAATTGACGAGAATACTAAAAAGACTATATCAGAACTGTATGGAGCATTTACAACTGAAAACTTGATAAAGTTTAGACAAAGTCAGTTTATGCAATATTGCAATAACTCGTTCATATTCCGGTACGATAAACAAGGTAAGTTAGGTATTTACGAACACGAAACTAATAAACAAGTCGGATTTTCCGAATACAGAACTAATGCAGAGGCCGTCTTGGCAGGAAATGATTTTGATAAAAGAACTACTCTTGAAAGAAGTTACAAAAAGAACTATCTTGTCAAGGAAATACTGAACAATGAGATAGATGCTGCTACTGCTGCCTATTTGTCAATAGATGACGTAATATCTAACCCATCATTGTTGTCGGAGAAAATGTTAGCCGACATACAGATGACCTATGGAGATGTAAATCAAACTTCTGCATTCTTGTATTTGAGAGAGTACTTTATAAACAAATTCAAAACCACAACCGTCGTAGTATTGTCGGATGGTACATATGGATTTGCAGATATTCGTCCGATGAAGTCAATGCTTAAAACTGAGAACTTTAGCATTGACAAAAATACAAAGATTAAGGATATTATCAAAGACGATTACTTGAAAGGTAGATTAAAAGACGTAAAAATTAAGCTGACTGACCGAGGGATTGTTGCAGAATACAATGCAGAAGAAAATACTATCTACATAAATGAATTTCGTGCAGCTAAGAAAGGTCCATATTTGACTTTTGCAGTACTTCACGAGTTCCAACACGCAATCCAAGTAGAAAACGGTATGAACTTGGGTATGAATGTAAACTGGATAAATTCGGTTGCTAAAACTACCAAAGCAGCTATAATTGCAGACGTTAGAAAGCATCGTCCTGAACTGTTTACTGATGTAGCCAAAGGCAGCAAAGACGAGGCAAACATTGTAAACAACTTTGTATACTATTCGTCAGGAGAAAGTACTGCTTATGGTATTGACGCAAGTCAACTTGTAAACTATTATCCTACTGTGGTAAATGCTGACAAAGGCATTAAGATTACATTCCCTTGGGGCAAAACTTATAACATTAGTTCAAATGTTCCTGTATCAATAAAGTTAAGAAACTTGTACAATAAAGTATTTACTTTGTTGAACGAGTCTAACTATGAAAAATACTTTAATGCAATAAAAGATACTACTGATATTACTCCTTTTTCAAGCCAAGTAAAATCGCTTGAAATATATCGAAACTTATTGGATAGTGTAAAAGGAATTAACGAGTATATAAGTGTTGGTTTAGGAACTGTTCAAGATGTTTCTGAAATTAAACAGCAATTACTCAATAGCATAACTCCCGACGTTAAAAATCAAATGCTTAAAATGATGTATTTCAAATTAGGAATGACCAGTATAAGCTTTGATGAATTTTTGCAAATGGATATTCCTTTTGTAAGGGTTCAAAACAATATTACATCTAAACCAGATGCATTTTTGTCGGCAAGTGTTACGATGGATGCAAACTTGACATTAGACAAATGCTTAGATTTTATAATGAAAACTGACATAGTTAAAGGTTGGAATAATGAACAGGTAACTCCTACCGATAAATTAACTATTGTAGTTGGAACTATAAAACCTGCAGATTGCATAGGCTTTTTAGGCACCAAACTTGACGAGGTACTTCTTCCGGTGGACGTAGTAAATAAATCTAAAAAATACACCATAGATATTAACGACTATGTTCCTACTGGAAATCCTGAACCTGTCTATGAATTTGTAGAAACAATAGACAAAGTTTTCGGTGACATAATAAGATTGTATTCTACATTTTTCAGTAGATTTGATATTAAAGACGATAGAGCACTTACTAATGCATACTTTACAGGGTATATTCGTGAATTAGGAACTGCCAGATACCGTGAGATTATGCAATTATACCGTTATACACAGAAATTGGAAGATACTCACGGAAAATTAGATGTAAAGGACTCTGAACAGCTTAGAAACGCCAGAACAAAATTTTATGAACTTATTACGTCAGATAAAGGATACAAACTTGCAACTTACAAAATAATAAGATATTTACTAAGTGTTTCTAATGTTCCTGATGTGGAGTTATCAGAAATAAAAATACCTGTGGTAAGAGTGCAAAAAAATAACTTCGTAGACGAAAGACTTCCTTACGTTTCTTGTAGCTTGTTTTTAGGTGGCGATATAGATAACATAAGCATTCTTACTGATGTTATGCAAGAAGAGGATGCCAACTATGTTTTCTCTCACGTAAAGGTAAAAGATATTGTAGGTTTTGTATCAAATGACCTTCGAGAAGTACTAGTAAACAGCAGTGCATTTTCTTCCGATGATACCATAATCAAACATCTAAAAGCAAACAGAACTTTTGAACGAAATGTTTTTGAAGAAGGTGCAATTATATCCGAATACTTTCATACCTATAGTGAGCTTGGTCCTTCCGATAGTATGTCAATCAAACAACCTGGCGATATTGAAACCAAACGTTATGTCACACAAAAAGAAGGAAAAGACACAAACCTTGAGAAGTATGGTTATACCGCTAAGTACAAAAGAACTCAGATGGATACCAAACTTAAAAACTTCATCATAAATGCAAACGAAGACATTGCATCAGAGCTCTGGAATAAAGTAAAGTCTGGCAAGATAACCACATCTGACGTGATGGATTATTTGAGAGATGCCGACAAGATAGACGACAAAACATTCAAACTGATAAACGATTCGTTTTTCAAAAATAGCAAGATAAAAACATTTGAAGAACTTAAAGCCAAAATTGCTGAGTCGTCGAAATATTATGCTATGAGGGCTGTATTAAAATCTGCAGGCTTCGGTGAGGCTTTACTTACAAACGCAAATCCTGAGTTATTTAACGGAGTACTCGAAATAATAAACAAAGATGAGAAACTTAAAAAACTTTTTGACGAGATAGACAGCAGGTATTATACTTACAGACAGCAAGGTCTTGACATAAGTGAAAAGTATTTAAGAAAACTTTGGATGGAGTATTTCGATGGCACCGTGGCCGCAGGTGGCTATATTGCAGCAATAGCAAAAATTGCAGCGATTTCCAAATGGAAGGTAACAGGTGAAGGTTCAACCATATCTACTCGCTCTCTTGATGATACTGTAGGCAAAGATATGGCTCTTGAAGAAGTATTGGAAGACGTTTCTGCAAAAGATGCATTTAGTTATATCTTGAACAACGGTGACAGAAGTGATAAGATAGACGACATAATTAAGGCGGTTACACCTAAGATTATCAAGAAGTTAAGGGAAATGGGTCCTTTGAAAGCTGAAAAATATTTGCAACAAAAGCGTGAACAGCTTGAGGAAATGAGTGACCGAGACTTTATAAAGTCGTACAAAAAATATGTTGAAGGTCAAAGCGAGGAAGAGATAAACAAAATGTTCCTTAAAACTATTATTGTAGAAACAGGAGCAATAGATATTTCCAAGTTAAGCGACCAACAACTTGACCAACTTGAAATCACCGCAAATACTATCTCTAAAAAGGTTGACAGACCTAACACAGCCGTTGTAAATAACATTAAGTCTCTGGTTAGAACTATAAAAGCAAATCTTAGCAAGAAAGATACCACTCGTTTCTTAAAAGACAATGGCGACATTTTTGACAACAACCTTGATGTAAAGAAAGATTTGTATCAAACGGTAGATGACAAAGGAAGAATTAGGTTAAAAGATGCTTCGGAACTTTTAGAGCTGGAAAACAGAGTTAGACAACTTAGTAAGAGTGTTCGAGCCAACGACTATTCGTCCGACCAATCGTTGAAATTTAGGAAGAAGATGGACCGAGAGTTGGAAAAACTCCGTATAGAAAATGAACATCTTGCAGAAAAGTTAGGAAAAGGTAAAACACAGGTACAAGCAGTAACTTATGAAATTGCGGACGATGTAATTACAATAGATACTAAAAAGGAAATACCTTCTGCATTAAAGAGAATACTTGAAAGTAACTTTAGTAAACCTGCAAAGTCTACTACTCAATATTTAACAGAGCAAGACCAAATGCACGTTCAAAGTAACTTTAAGAAGTTTGTTTCGGAAAATGTGGAATATTTGATTTCCTTAACACAGGCTGATGTTGACCAAATCATTGACTTCTACTTAACAAGCGAGATTATTCCGTCTACAAACAAAGCAAGACAATATTCTGCAATTCAAGTTTATTTGATGACTTACATTATTAGTAATGCAAATAGCGGTAGATTTTTGCTTACTGATACACAACGAAGCGAATTGACAACAAGACTTGAGTCCATCATATCAATGTCTGCAGCTAACTTGTCAAACTGGAAAGCAGCTATGAAACTTCTTAAACCCGAAGAAACTTTAATTCAGTCAGCTGCCAAAGCTACTGGTATAGAGTTTGCCGTAAGTGATGTTCAGGCTCTTGTAGAGGCAACTAACTCAGGAGACATAGAAAGGATACAAGCTGCCAAAACTGCAATGTATGAGAATGCATTAAGGTCTTACAAAGGAATAAAACGGTCATTCTTTGATAGATTGTTGAAATTTGAACGAATGGCTATGTTGTCTGGTCCCGGCACCTGGGTAAGGAACCAAGTATCTAACTTGATGGTTGTTGCAGGAAACAAAGCCGCAGAATATGTATCAGGTCCCATTGTAAAAATGCTTGACAAATTGTTCCCGAAGAAGTTTAAGCATAGAGATAACCAATACAAACTTGCAGGTACAAAAGTTACCTCGGAAGTTCAGACGTTTATCAAGAGGGAAATTATTGACAGTAAGATACTTGAATTAGTTCGAGATGGATTTAGCAAGTATGATACAAGGAAATATAAACCAAACGAGGTAAGCAGTGAGCAATCATTAGCAGACCTTATTCAAAACTCAATTCGTTCACAAATTATGAAGGACACTTACAGTAATTCAAAAGTTGTAAATGAAACGTATAAGTTTTTGTTTAAGATGCTGAGTGATAACAAATATATTGACCGAGCCGCAGTTAAGTACCTCGGAAAGATGCTTACCGAAGATAATGTAAACCTTAATGAAGGACTTAGTACTGATGTGTTAAATCATATTGCAGATGCATATGTTATGGCAGCTCAAGACTTTATGCACACGACTAACTTCTTTAATGATATAGAAACTAAGTTAAGAGAACGACTCGGCGATAAAGCATTTTTCGTTTACAAACAATTCTTGCCTTTTGCAGCGGCCTCTTGGAACTGGTTTGTTGCAGGCTTAAAATACACACCTGTCGGTTTAGCACAAAGTATATATCAATATGCTAAGTTAGAAAATACAATCGAAAAGATTGAAAAGCGAAAACAAAAAGGTGAACAAGTAGTATCAAGTAGATTTGCAGAATATATTGCAAAAAGAAACATAGGTAAAGGTGTAATAGGAACAATAGGTTGTGCTATAGGAATTGCACTTGCCGCATTTGGAGTTGCCGGCATTGACGAAGAAGACGGAAAGTATAAACTTCGTGTTGGCGATGTGTATGTAGATATTAGCGATATATTTAGTACACAAGGTATATTCGTCGGTATTGCAGCATTCAGTTCTATTAAGAGCGGCGACATATGGTCAGCAATGGGAAATGTACTCGACACTATGTTTTTGGATAGTACATTTACCGACATGTTTAATTCGTTCCGATATAGTGAGACGTTCGGTGACTGGTTAAGGGACCAACCGTTCAGTATATTAAGTATGTTTATACCTAATATGTTGAAGGTATTAACATCTACTACTTACGGCCACAAGGTTCAATATAGCAAAGGTATACTTGGAAAACTTGAACGAATTGCAGCTCAATCAGTTCCCGGTATGGCATATGCATTGCCTAAACAATATGACCCATACACAGGCGAGTATCAAATACAATACAAGGTGTGGTTCTTAACAAAACTTGTAGACAAACTTTCTCCGCTCGACATATATGCTTACAATATTAGTGAACAAGAAAAGATTGCTATGAGTTTGGGACTTAAGAAAGGACCGTTAACTGGAAGATACGAAATCAATGGAGAAAAAATTAACCTTAACTCCAAAGAACTTTCGGAAGCAAACAAGTTCTATGGCGAATTAAATAGTAGGGACTTAAAAGAATTTACTTCTGGTACTAAAAAATACAGCGTATATGACGATAAAAAAGGCAAATATGTTGAACTAACTTATAGTAAAATGACGGACAAACAAAAAGCTGCTGTCATCGACCGAATAATGTCAAACAACAGCAGCAAAGTTAAAATTTATATACTGACTAAACACGGTTATTATAAATATTATGCAAGTCAAGAAGAATACAAAGAACTTAAAAAGTTAGGTATCAATGTACAAAAGGCTAATGGTAACAAGAAAGGCTTTCTTAACAGTTAGGCCTATACCAACCTTGTTTCCTGAGTTCATTATCCAACCACTCTAAGTCGTCTTTTTCGCCGACGATTTCTAAATAGTCTCCTGATAGCGGGCATCTTATAGTTAGGTGCTCGCTATCTTTTTCTACTAATCGTAAAGATTTTTTAAGTCCCTGTGCACGTGATGTAACATATTTGAGAGTTTCATATCTGTTCGCATATTCATATGGAACATAATTTCCTGTAAATATTGTCATATTGTCTCCTTATTATATTCATTTTTAATATATAATATTATTTGGTCGAATATTTTATCAAGATAATATTTTATTTTTATCTATTATATATTAAAATCTCTTAAAGTCATATCTCAATCGAAATAATTAAATCTATTCGTCGATATAATATCATCACCTTTTAATTGCCGCCAAGGAATATCTAACAAGTCAGCACATCTACTAACATAGAACATATAATCTATATCCTTTTTAATATCCTCGAAATTGTATGTGGATAAATCGTGGTTAATCAATCTACAATGTTCAGGAATACTCGGCATTTTTGCATAAGATATGTTGCCTTTGTACATCTTGTACTTAAAGATTTGTCCGAGTGATGTGTCTTTACTTGCATAAACCCTATTGCATTTATAAAGTTCCTTCTCGCTTCCATCTTCAAATCTTTGAACAACACCTCTATATGTAGGACCTTTTTTACAGGTCATTGCAAAGTCGAGCAAGTTGTTATTTTCTATTATGCTTTCAACTATATCTTTTCCATATGCAAGATAATTTATTACAGCCTTTTGACTTACAAATGCAGTTAACGGACTTACCAAGAAGTAACCAGGCTTTTCCCAAGTATCCATAAGCCAAAGACCTTTTCTTTTAACCTTGCCACCTTCCTTGATAAGTAGATAGTTATTTACATCTCGTTGCCAAATCTTTTCTATCATATCTACTTCCATATTTATTCCAGATGCTTTTGACCATTCTTCTCGGCATGCATCTACCTTTGGCATATCTTTTCGTCTACAATAAACCAGAATACCATCTGTATTAGTTTGTATAACTTTCAATCCAGGAATTGATTTAGTAAGTTTGTTTGCAAGAGCTGCAAGGAATATTTGTCCTAGTCTGCAACATCTTGTGCACATATATGGGTCATACAAATCTAACCACTTGTTTCCGGATGCTCCATAAGTTGTATTCAATACCAATTTGTTGGCCGTTTGAGCATCTTCTTCGTCTTGTGTTCTATTTGCTTTATGTTTAAGCATAATTCGTTCATTAAATATGTTCTCAAACACCTTCGGGTTATGAACCGTTCTACTTAAACAATCAAACTGAATTAACATAGAAGGATAATATGATGCTGCATCTACATTCATAAGTGTCCATTCGTCGTCCGACTCTAAATACAAGTTATTTGAATATACACTATGTATTCCTCCGTTTCCAAAAGATACCGTGTTTTCAAACAGCTTTATTTCAAAAGGTTTTGTATCAGTTCTAATTTGGTCAATCAGTTTGTTAGGTAAATTTTCGTAACAATATTCGTGAATTTTACTAGGAAGTTTTATTTCGATTTCATCTGCATCCGAGAAGGTACTTCTCTTTGCACCTAATGCTTTTGAAACGAGGTTTGCATTTGTACACATATAACAATCTCGTTCAGGTATGCCAAACTTTCTTCCTATTGCAAGTTTATTCTTAACATAACCTTTCATAACTTTGTTGAAGAAATACATACAAGCAAATACATCGTGTCTACAATAATATGTCAAATCAGCTTTGTCTTCGTCGGTCAAATCTTCTTTGTTAAAATCTACCGAACTTTCCATAATATCAAGACCGAGTATTGCTTCTTTTTCTTTTAATGAACCATCGTTATCATCTAACAAATCTTGATAACAAAGGCCTCTCATTCGTCTTTTTGCAAAAGGTTGCATTTTAATATGTTCCTTAGTGCTCCAAGCACAGCCAGGATTTATTATTATATCACTAAGTATTTTTATTTGCTGAGGATTAAAACCTTGATATATGCCGTTTGCTATAACTAAGTCATATCCTTTTATATTATATCCGGTCATAACAAAGTTTTCTTCTTTAAGCAACGAAATCAATTTATCCCTTGCATTAGGCATATCACTATTTACTATTGTGAAGTTATCTTTTATGCTTTCCTTGATGTCTTTTTCATCATCAGGCATATCGCCGAATACACATAGCCACCAATTAGGTGTAACTTCAAAGTCAAAAAATCTCATCTTCATAACTAATTCTCCTTAAAATGGTTTGAATGAGCCGTCAAAAGCTCCTCTCTTTGTAAATACTTGTACAGGAGGTGCATCCTCTGTAATTGTCAACATCTTTATTTCCATCTGGTATAATGAACAAATATCTTCCTTAAATGTAAATGCGGTAGGTTTCTTTCCATACCCGTTATTTGAACACCATTCCATAAATTGTGTATACAATACAGAACATTTTTTATTATACAAATCTGCAACTGTGACATCATTCTCATACAACCATTCATTTAATGCACTCTGTCTGCGTTTGAACATTTCCAACAGTTGTTGTTCACTCTGCATAATTCTGAAACGTCCTTCTTCTATTGCAAGACTTATTCCTTCTACCGCCTTGAACAAGAAGTATTGCATATCATTATCTGTAACTTTATTTATAAACAACGGGTCAGGTTTCTCTACCTTGTGATTTAACTCTATCAAAACCATTCGTCTATAAAGTCCTGATGTTTTATCCATAATTCTCGGAAGTCTGTTACAAGAAAATACAAGAGTTACATACGGAACGAAGTCACATACCTCTTTGTAAATTTGTCGTACAGAAATCACGTTTCCTGATACAATAGATTTGAACCTGCCGGTATTTTCCAATGCTTTTCCATCTACGACATCGTCGTCTATGTTTACCAGTTTTCCTATCATCGTTGCAAGATAGTAATCTTTGTCCAAGTTGTCTAACGATGCGTGTGAACAGTTAACATCTCCTCCCACAAGTTTATGAAGTAAGTTCGTAAATGTAGATTTTCCTGTGCCACCTTCACCCTTAAACAAGAAAAACTTTTCAAACAAATTTTTCTTCAACAAGCAATAGCCAGCTATTTGATACAAGAATTGCATCTTAGTTACATCTCCGTCGGTTATCTCTTTCATAAACTGGTCAATTCTCGGAGAGTAAGGAGGGTCTGGATTATATTCGTAAGGTATGAATATTGTATTTATATCCGACTTGTTAGGTTCCTCGATTTCAGTTGTTACAAGATTTAATATGCCGTTTTTACAGGCTATCTTGTGCCAGTCCTTGTCGAAATCATTTATACTTACCTGAGTTTTAATACGGATAAAATCTCGTATCTCAGCTCGTCCTGTTTTGTTAACGTTCTTGTTTATTTCAAAGTGGATTATCCTATCAATATCTACATCGCTCATAGGTTTATAATAAATTCCGTTGAACTTGTAGAATGTAGAACCATAAGATACAATATCATATTTGCCTATTATTTCGTCTGCCAACTTGTTATAGATGTTTTCTCTCTCGGCAGGAGCGATTTTATCTTCGCCATCCCTTTGTTTGAGAACTGTCTTAAATAACTCGTTGTTCGGCATCGGAGTATCAAACAAGTTTTCGTTTATTATTCGTATCGTTTTCTCAACTTCTTGTGCACTTAATTTTTGGCATCTTTCAAGTTGTGAACGCCATTTGAATAATGCATTGTTTCTTCCATCTCCTTCTTTCATACCTATAAAGGATGGTGTGCTATCTTTCAAAAGTGGTTTCAAAAAATAAGGAATATCCTCTACAAAGTCATTCCATTCACCCCACGCTCTATGAGGGTCGTTTGATGGCAAAACAATATAACCTGTTTTATTTGCTCTTGTATCAATTAACACATTAAGTCCACATTTAACTCGGCTATCACTTTTTATTGACTCGGTCGGGTCACGAAACAAAATGTGAATTCCTTTACTTGTGTAGTTGTAAGAATACTTGACCTCAAACTTTTCCAAGAGTCGTTCCAAGTATTGTTGTGTTCGTTCGTCATCTTTATTGTCTATATCTACAACAACAAATCCCTTAGGAATAACCCAACCTACTCTATACCCTTGTTGCAATGCTTCTTGTGCCTCATCATAACTAAGTGGTTTGCTATTCCATCTGTTTATTGCTGCCTTAGTGTCAAATGCACTATCGTACTTCTTGTCCTTAAATTGCTCTGGTTTGTATGCAGGAATTAAAACATAGCCACAATTAGGATATATTCTATTAAGTCTTGCTAAATTTTCGTCTAATCCCATTGTATCAATCTCCTTTTATTGACATAAATAAATCTGCCAATCTTTCCTTGTTTTTAACAGCATTCCATATTTTTGTTTCGATAGTATCTTTATGCAACAATATATCTATTTGAACATCATCGGTTTGTCCCATTCGATATATTCGGTGTATCATTTGATTGTATTTTATATACGAATAATCCAAATTGTAAAACGTCATATGTTTACACATTTGCAAGTTAAACGACTCACATTTTGAACATTGTAACAAAAGTATATTTGCCTTGCCTTTCTTAAAGTCGTCAACTATTTCTGTATATGTACAACCAGCTATCGTCAGTTCTTTTTGTATCGCAATTAAATCTGCCTCAAACCTATAAACTATTGTTCTCGGTCCAGAAATCATATGGTCACGAAGCCAGTCAAGTTTTCGATTTCGTTCTATGTCGTAAATTTTTCTATTGCCTTCGTCATCATATACATATAAAAAGCCATTTACTGCCTGATGTGCTTTTTGAATTGCTGATAGTTTCGTCATTGTGCTTTCATAATCAGGAATTGCAATAATACCATCTTCTGCTTGTAAATATTCTTTTGTAGGTGTATATGGTATTTCTACGACATTTACTTTTATGTCTGGCATATTATCTTCTTCGTCGTAGCCTATTCTTTGAGTATACATTGCAATATTTCGTTCCCAACCGGCTTTGTATTTTTCATTTATTCCGATAGGAATTGTTACCATCTGTCCGTGGAAAAACTTTTTATCAACATCACAACACAGCTGAACAAATTGAGTATATGTAATATTACCCCAATCACTTATGCACATGTTGTGAAACTGACAATAAATATCTACGTCACTATTACCTCTCGGTGTTCCCGACAAACCCCAAACATATTCTGCTTTTTTAGAAAGCATGTATACAAGTTTTGAAGATTTTGCATTATGTGATTTAATCTTATGGCATTCGTCAACAATTATTACGTCCCATTTTATTGATAATAATTTTGCCTTCGTCTTATCTTGTATCGCTGCGGTCAAACTCATAAGAACTGTATTCTTAGGTAAAATATTTTGAGGCTCTATTTCAGCAAGCCACATATTTTTTATTGCATCAGCGGTAGAAAGAATTAAAACTCTTGCATTTCCATTTTTCGATTTGTCTACATCTCTCAATGCATCTATCGTAGGATAAGTTTTTCCTTTTCCAGGTTTGTAATATAAACAACAATGTTTTCTTTCTAATAAAAACAAATAGCCGAGTTCTTGATAGTCTCGTCTATTCAATAAATATTCGTCGTAAAGCATTTAATTTTCCTCATCACCTGTAAATTTTAGCATAAGTGCCTCTACAATGTCCGGATCGTCTATCGAAAACCAGAGTCCAGATGCCTTTTGGATTTGTTTTCCTACAATTATTTGAGCATCGGAGCTGTCGTAAACTTTCTTGTTTCTTTTTACCTCTATTCCTACGAATAATCCTACTTTAGCATTTTCTCCGAACAACTCTACAATCTTTTTCAATGTAACAGGTACACAAGCGGTTAAATCAGGTCTACCTTTTTCTGTATACATACTTTGTGCATTCTTGTATACATAACCACCGTACTTTCTAATCGTTCGTATCATTTTTGCTTGGACATCACTCTCTAACTTGTTTGCCATAAATACCTCCATAATAATCATTGTGCGAAAAACCGGATTTGAACCGGTATACAAGGTTTTACATTAAACTATTTTCACATAATATTTCGACGTTTCAGGTTCCGTCCGGGATTTCAACCGAGTGTAATATTTACACACCTAAACAACAAGTATTATTTATTATGAATTACGCTTCTTTGTATTCTACGATTTTGTAACTTGTCTTTTCTTCAACTCCATCTTGGAACGTTCCATCATCAAGAGGAATTTTAACCTGCTTTTCGTAAATCTGTTCTTCAACGACACCTCTGAACTTTTTGCCAACAAGTTCGTTTCCGATGGTTTCATAATCGCAAGAAAATGAGTTAATCTTTTCTTTTGTATTAAGTTTAAGGCAAGCCTTGATGAGGTTGTTGTACGACCATCTTGCTTTCGGATCAAGCGAATGATAAATAGTAGCACGTCCTTCATCGCTTTTAACGTTGAATACAGCCATCATATTGTCATTCTTGCTGTCCTTAAGTTCGTAGTCTGTAATTTCAAACTCAAATTCGCCTTCTTTGCTCAAAAATCCTACGCTTTCGTAGTCACTAAACTTTTCTACCATTGTGATATTCTCCTTTAATTATTTTCGTTATTTTCTTCTGTTTCTTGTTCGCCGTCTTCTGTTGTTAAAACGTTTGCAGCATCTAACCTTCCGGCTTTGATTAGTTTCTGCCACTTATCATAGTTAAAGTCCTCTATGAATGCGCCTTTCTGCAAAAGAATGTCTCTTGTTCCCGTGTCCATCAAAGGATGCGGTCCTACATATGTAAGGAACTTAACATCTCTCTCACCGTCATCGTTGATTACCGTTTTTCTGCAACAATAAAAGATGTTCGATGCGTCCTTCATATATTTGACGCCACTCTTAATTGTCAGGTCCGGAATAATTCTGATTTCCTTGTTCAAGCCGCTGGTCTCATACAGTTCTTGCTCTGATGTGTGAGTTATCCATACAATAATTACTTGTTGTTCTTCGCTAAATCGTTTCATATTGTCCTTTATGTTAAGGACCATCTTTGCTACGTCGCCCCACTCTTGCTGAGACAGTAGACGTCCACCTTTTGCAAATTCAAGGTACGATTTGTAATCGTCTTGCAATGAACCAACAGTATCAATTACAATCGTTTTGAATTTATCAGCATCCGGCTTTCTCAGTTCTGCTAACAGCATTGCGAGTTTTTCGATAGATGTTTTTGCTATTTTTCCGCCTATAACAGGGTCGTTTTTAAGATTTTTTACTTTAATCAAGCCTTTTTCTACCTCGTCCCGATATTTAGTAAAAAGAACTCTTCCTCCACCATCGTCTCCTACTGATACGTATAACAATGGTTTCGGATAACTACCTGCAATAAGCGTCTTGCCTGACTTTGGCTTACCCATATATAAATCTATGCTATGAGTAATGAAAGTATCATATTGCATATTGTGCCTCCTTCATATTATAAATTTTATTACTTCGTTAAATTTTTGTTTCTTCCAATTATAAGTAAATACCTCTGTCTTAGTGAACTTGTCTAACATTGTAAGTATTAACTTATAAGCATCTTTTATTTTTGTAGCAGTTTCTTTGTCAACAATATTGTTTTCGCCTCGTTTCATACTATCTTCAAAAGCAGAGTCAGTATCACAAAGTATTATTTTGCAATATTTTAACAAATAGCACATCTGTTCTAATGTTATGTTCCCTGCCTTCTCATCGTCAACAGCCCTATAAACAAGGTCAGTTATAAAACTTCGGTCAATTATTGCATCACCTTTGTTTATTAACTTAATCCATTGTTCGTATGGATTTGTTTCAGAACGACTTACCGTAGGCTCTACATTAAAACCGAACTCTTTTAACTGTTTACAAAGTGTCGTTTTTCCTGAGCCATCGGCTCCTTCTAATAGTATCAACATATTATTTACCTGTAGAACCTAACTTTCCTGAGGTCCTCTTTCCTTGTTTTTTAACAACTACGTTGTCTATGTTACTTCTATTGAAAGGAACGGTTACCACCTGACAAAATGCTTCACCTTTTTTGTATTCTATAATGCTATTACTTACATTATGAACTATTGCCTCTACCTCTCCGTTATAATTGGGGTCTATCGGACACATAGCCAAAATTATTCCTTTCGATGCCGCAGAAGTTCTACTGCAAAGTAAAGCCATTTCACCTTCTTTGGGAGTTACTTTAACTTTAAGACTGAAACTTTGTGTAGACATTGGCATAAATACTACATCTTCTTGTAAACAAATATCTATTCCTGCATCGTCTTCATAACCTTTAACAAATATGTTTTTGTTATGTTCTTCCTTTTCAATAGGAATATTGTATTTTTTACAAAAACTTTCATATTCTTCGTCAAACTTACGTTTTGTAGATTTATAAACCCGTGTAGAGAAGTCGCCACTCGGAAAACGAAGTTCGTATTCTATGAATTTATAACAAGCCATCAGGTCTGCAAGATGAACTACTTCTGATGTAATTGCATCTTTTTTACCTATGATATGACTTTCAAACAGTTCCTCTTCGTCGTCTATTTGTTTACGAAGTCCGTTTACTTTATCTTTTGTGACCGAAAGAATGTCGCCACGAAGTAACTCTAAGGAGTCGTGAAGCATAGCAAGTCTTATCATATACTCAAAGTCTATTTTGTTCTTCAACTCTTCGTTCTTTACAATAAAGAAATCATAAAGTTTGATTGAACAAGCACAAACAAGGTGAGTATGTTCTGCAAGATTTTCCTTTTCACGAAGGTCCCTTCCGTTCCATCGGTTTAGACATCTCATTTGTAATGCATTATCTGCAATATCGAAGTTTTCTAAAAACTCTTTTACATCTTCTTGCATTATTTGTTCTCCTCGTAATAATCCATTGTTTTAATCATATTTTTAGCAACATCAGGTTGACTGCCATCATATGTTGTATTTAATTTGGCACCTGATTTCCATTGTAAAATCAATGCACGTTCCTTTTCGGTCAGGTAATTTGAGCCTGTGTCATACATTCTTTCAAGTTCCATTTTCCAACCAGACTTTCTCCAATCGTTTAATGCAGGAAGTTCAGGCGTATATTCCGACCGAGCCGTAAAGTCACTATTGAAAAGTCTTTCTCTTGTGTAGAAACCATCATTTATACATTTTGCCTCAGAGAATATCCAATTATACAACTTCCAACTATTCACATCGGTTACGCTGTCCATCAGTTTTCTTACTTCTCGATACATCAGTCTGTAAACATAATTGCATTCGTCACAGAAGTTGCTCGATGTTCTACTGAAACAAGACCTTACAAAGTCCTGAGGAGTATAACTTGCTGTCAAAGATATTACCTGAGGATGCAGTCCTACATATCTTGCCTCTATCGTAGGAATTTCCTTTTCACAAGCAATGATGTATGCCTCTTCGAGTAACTTTTGAGCCTCTTTAAGTTTATCCATTATCTCATCGTCTTTATAAATAGACATCGGAATATTGAACTCTTGTGTAAGAGGAAATACTCCTGTGCTACTACTTGCAAAGATTGCACTGTCTCTTGTCAATTGTGCAAGACAAATTCTCGAAATGTTTTCTATACGAAATTGAAGTCTAATGCCTTGCAATGCAAATTTAGGCAATGTTTTACCGTCGATAATCTTTTGGATAAGTTTTTTACAATCATCTGAGTTTTCGTCATATGTTTCTTGCAATGGAATATAGTAATCGTGTGATAAACGACCGAACTCATATACACTTTTTGCAAAATCATTTCCCGGAGATTGAATTAAGGTGACTTTAATGTTTTCATATCCGTTATTAAATTTAGCCATTATTCAATGCCCTCCCATTTGTTCTCGATTTTTATCGTTTCATAATCTTGTCCCATCAAAAGTTTTGAAAACTCTTTCAATGTTGTGCAAGTACCTGTGAATGCAAGCATTACATTTGTGTGTGACAAGAAGGTGGTATCGTCCAAGCCTAACAACACAATTTTCTTTTTCAACGAGTATGCCATTCCGATTTCCCAAGCCGTTCCAACGTCTTTTTCATCTACGAATGCGACTACCATATCACAATCTTGTATGTTCTCGACGTTCTTTGTAAATGCATCGTAAGGTTTATCATTTACTTGACATCTCGGAAAGAAAACTTCATACTCACTGTAAGGAGTAGATGCTGCTGCGATTACGGTTGCCGAATTGTAAAACGAGTTAGACTTCTCGTTGAACCAAGGTCCTGCAAAATATATCTTTTTTGTTTTCTTACGTTGTTCGCAAATCGTTTCCTTAGGAAGGACACTTAAAGCTGCCATTTGTTCTTTTGCAATGAGTTCTCTGAGTTGTTTTACATCGAGCGAATTGTATGTGCTCACACCTCTCGAAGTGCCTGTTTTACCTGCCTCAGTTGTCATTTTCTTTTACCTCATCATATTGCGGGTCGTTCATATACTTATTGATAAGGTCTGTAACGTCACTCGCAGATTTTATAACTCCGTCTTTTAACAAGCATTTAATTACAACGGTCATAGCGAAAGCAGTTTCTGCTACATTCGAACCTTTGGCCAGGTCTACGATGTAAGTATTTTTGCTTTCATTAAATGCGACAGCCATCAAAATGACAGAGTCGTCAGTGTTAGTTGATACATTTTTTTGTTCTTCGTTCATAAGTTAACCTCTCTTTTTTGGTAAGATTTTTATTTTTCGTATTATATTATATTCAAATTTTTTAATTATATTCCCAATCATATTATATCCTTTAACGAATTTTAATATATAATAGAATGAAATTATATATAATATTGATTAGATATTCAACCGATTAGATATTATATATTAAAAAATGAATATAAAGTAATACCTTAATATTGGCTTGTTTCCTCTTTGTCATCTCGTACTCGTTTCAATCTCGGAAATCTTAACGAGTATCTATTTGTTCCTCTGTTTGCTGACTCTTGACTTAAAGAAAAATAGCTTATCTCTACAATTTTGCCACAAATTTTCTCAGGATGTAATGCCCAATCTTCTCGTTGTTCATCACTTATGCCTGTTCCTACCGAACAAGTCACAACTTTTCCATCAAAGTTTGCTTGACAATAGATATTTCCTAACACATTGTAGTATTTACCAGTTCCATACGACCAGTCAAATACTTTCATATCCATTGTGTATACCTTTTTAAGTTTAAGCAGTTGGTCGGTTCTCTTGTTCAAGTAATTTGAATTTGCAAGGTTAATCATAAGTCCTTCGGCTCCGGTATCTGTTACTTTATTTAACAGGCTCCAAATATCAAGTTTCAGTTCGTCAGGCGTTTTATAGTGTGCAAGAACTGGAACGATGCGAATGTCTTCGCCAATATCAAGCCTATTGAATGTTTCAAGTTCCGTACGACGGTCGATGTAAGAACTGTTAGTATCTACAATGTCAAAAATATTGTATACTAACTTCTTGTCGGTTGTATGTCTATTTATCATACCGGACGTAAAGTTGAAGTCAGTATCACTGTTCTTAAAGTTACCGTCACCTCGTCCAAACACCATATCTTCCAACTTTTTAGAATTGCTTGTTTGTAAAGGACTTAGCACTTCGCCATCATAAACATATCGTTTATCCATACAACTCATATCGAAGTTTACATGCATTGCTTTTCCATTCCTCGATGTGAAGTTCCATTTTTCGCCATCCCAGCTAGCAATACATCTATTGCCATCAAGTTTTTCAGTTACGAAATAACCGTCTTTTGAAAACTTTATGTCTCCTTCAAACTTTTTAGCAAGCATCGGTGATATTATGCTCTTTTCTACAAGGCTTTCACCTATTCCTAACCTCAACGTTCTATTTACAATAGGTTCAAAGAAGTCTGCCCAGTTGGTTGTCAATGATACATACGACATAATATTCTCTGTACTCAAATCTCTGTCCTTTGCAGGTGTAAGTAAAAATTGAAGTACTGATTTTACAGTCATTGCAGAGATTGTAGAGTTATACAAAAAAGGATATCGTTTATAAGTATAACCGAACTTATGTTTTCCTGCAAGACATTCAATTATGAAGTCGAAATCTTCCTTACACCTTGGGTCGATGTCTTTAACTATTTGTTCCTTCTCAATCCTTGAATTGGTATCTTGCAACAAATCAAATATGTAACTTAAATAGTCTACTCTTTCTTGTAATGTCATTTGTTTCTCCTTTTAAGGTTCCTAATCTCTCTGTTTATGTACCAAATGGCCTTTTGAAGGTCCTCTATTTCCTTTGATGCATCTTTTTTGCCAGCTCTACAAATATATTTTATTGCATTGCCTCTGTGATAACTCAATTGTTTATCCTCTATGAACTCTATTACTTCAATTTTTCCATCAGTATAATGAGACGGATGTTTTACGTTATCGTCTATCATAATCTACTCCTTTTGTTTAATTTAGCACTGTACTCATATTCTGCCGCCACGGCATCTATCAATAGTCTGTTAACTTTGTCGTCAGGTGTCGCAATAAATTGTCTAAGCAATACACGGATAAGTGATGCAAGTTGACCTTTTGGTTTGTCGCCACTAAGTCTTACCAACTTTTCTATTGCCTCTTGTTTAACATCATCGTCAAGATAAAAGTTGAATAATGTTTTATTTGACATGCTTTTCCTCCTTCGGCTCTAATTTTTCCTTTAGCCAAGATTTCCAAATTTCGCTACATTTTAATGACCTTGTCGAACGACATTTTCTATAACAAGGACATTCACTACAGTTAAGTGAATTACAAAACGAATCGTTAAAAATATTATACAACCAATCGTAGTTATTCTTCATTTTCATACTCCTTTATAAGGTCGTCAATCACGTACATAGTTGTGACGGATCTGCAGTAAGTTCTACCGTTTGATACATATGTTTTTTGTTTCTTTTCTCGTTCCTCTTGTTTCTTAGCATCCTCGTACTTTTCTCGTTCTTTGCGATAATACTCACAAGTATCGTGACAACCCGGATGCCGGTCAGGTGCTGCACAGTCTTTGCAAACTGTAAAAAACTCACTTATTTTTCTCATCTTTCATCTCCATAGCTAATGCCAGAACAGGTTCTATTGGCATAATTTTACAAGTTTTAATATCTCCTTGTTTACCGGTGAGAGGACAAACATAAATGCAATCTCCACCTAACCTTACATGTAGTCTGGAAAGTTTACATTTCTCACAACTGGTTGGACATTGATTAGCAAAAGTGTATAAATTCATATTAACTCCTTAAAAAATTTAATAGGTTGCTATACCGCAACGAGTGATATACGGACATCCATATTCCGAACAACAATGCTATTCCTATTAAAACATAGGTGATTATTGAAAATGCATCGTCTGCTCTCATAATTGCAATTGCAATATCGAATGCCAATGCTATGCTTTCAACTAACGATACAATCCAAGATTGGATATACCTTCGCTTAACCAAACTGATACCTTCGCTCATCGTTCTTCCTCTCTTAAACTTTTTATTATTTTACTACAAGTAAAAATGTTATCAAGCAAAAATGATTGTACAATAAGCAATGCTCCCAATACGAGTGCTCCGCATACTATTACTACTTTGTCGTGAATGTGTCGGCCAATAACTATTGCATTTGAAATAAGTCCTACAAATATCACTATTGACCGATATATCATAACGCGTCTGTCTTTAATAGCATTGTATAATATTACTCTTCTTTGTTCTTCGTTCACTTTTCGTTCTCCTTAACTTTTCTTTCCGCCACAACAAATTGAACACCTTTCGGCAATGTTGCCCTTTCAATAGGAACACCCATTACTCGGTCAAAATCAAGGTAAGGAACATCGTCGCTTACAAGTATGAAATTGACTTCGTGTTTCTGCTTGTGCAACTTTTCCATTTCGCGTAAAATACGCATAAAAAGCATTCCTTTACTCTTTTTCCGTTGTCTGAAATAGTCAACATTTAGACATATCGCAGGAATTATTATGCATATTGTTGCTATTACAAAAAATACAATCATACAAATATCTGATGCCGTCATTTTCTATTCTCCTTATAGTTCAAGGCAATATTTTTAGCCTTAATTACCGCTGTGATTTCATCTTGTGTCCTAACATTACCGTTTAGCCGCCATCCTTCTCCGCTGTATGCTTCTGAAAGTTTGCAACCATACATTTCAATATATACGGTCAATGCCGTTACTAACAAGACAAGTTGCTTTTTCATTATCTCCAAATCGGTTTCTTGTTCGTTTAATTTTTCTTCTGCTTTACACCAATTGTGGAAATACATAGTTGAACAATCATTTGCTGTTTTATATTTTTGTTTCCACTGTTCTATTTCGGCGTTTTCTTTTTCAACTTGTCGCTTTCTTAAAAAGTTTTTTAACATTTTTTGTTCTCCTGTTCATTAAGAAAGCAAGGTGGGACAGAACCTGCTCTGTATACGACGATTTTGATTTTAAGGTCGTGTTCATCAATGAACATCGCCAAATCGTCAATGTCGATGCTGCCGTCTTCTACAAGTCTGATGCAATGATGCCGACTTCCACTTCGGAAAGGGCAATCGCATTCTCGTTACACGACTTGTTTATGATTATTTCGATTTGTTCTTGTTTAGTCATTTATTTAATTCCTCCAAAAGTTTTTCTATGTCATCAACAAATACATATCTATGCCATTTGCCATCTGTAAAAAAGTTATCACAATGACTTAGCTTCTTTGCTTCATTCAACACTTCGATTTGTGCTTGTTTTTGTGCCGTCTTTACAAAGTTACAAGTTAATCTCGCATTGCGTTCTGCTTCAAGTTCTTTGACTTCTGCTTTGAGTTCGTCTATCTCTCTGCAATCGGATTTTATGCGTTCCAGAGAGCGAATATAGTCTGCAGTAAGTTGCCTGTTTACTTCCTTTAATCTTTCGTTTTCTTCTTCAAGTCTTGTCGTTCCCATCGTCGTCCTCATACCAATCGTGCGAATCGCTGTATTTACAACCACATTCCTGGCAAACATATTCGCCATACTTGGGGCTGTAGTCCATATATGCTCCACACTTAGGACAAACACCGTTGTCTTCTATGTCTTGCAATATGCTATCTTTGCAGTTTGCTTTCATCTCTTTAAGTTTTGCAAGAGTTCGTTTAGCATAAGTTTCAGGTCCTAACTCTTTAATCTCTGCAATAGCACCATTGAGTGCATCAAGGTATTCTTGTTTATCCTCGTGACTCCAATGGTCATAAAATACGTTTGTTAATTCAGTATCTGCTACCATTTTTTGTCCTCCTTAAAATTTCGTCGGCACTATTGTAAGAATAGTTATCCATAAATCAATATATTGTTTGCTCAACTTGCTGTCGTCATCTTGAAAATCTTGTGACGCTGTTATAACATATCCGCATTGTTCCGCTTCGCCGCTTTTGTTGTCGATATACATTGCCTCTTTTTTCTTTATCGCGTTTTTTGTTATTGTTGTATAATCATCTCTCTCAACCAATTTGACGTATATATCGAGGGCTTCGGCAGTGCTGTCGGCGGTAATAATCTTTTCCCTTATTATTCCGGGGTCAATCCACCATTTGTCCCTGTTGTAGTCTTTCATTGTCGCGCTTGTCTTAAAAATAAATCTCATTTTTACTCCTTCGCCTGAGGCGGTTTTAATATCCTTCTTTTGTTATGCGTTTCTCACAACGTTCCATCAACCAATCCTTTCCGCAAAAGTTGATGTCACGTATTTCCATTTGGTATTGTTTACCGAAACCACAAAAGCCTTCACCGTATACAGCAGTTGTTGCCATCTCGTAAAGGTTTTTTACAAGCCTATCGTGGTCTTTTAACAATGCTTCTGCGCTTTTGTATTCTTCACTATCTTCCGAATAGTCAAGCAACGTGTTTTCAAGACCGCCGAGTAAATCGTTTGCTGCCCAATAGATGTTATAAAATGCCTTCTTTTGTCTTGCATTCATTTCTGATACTTTCATTGTAAACTCCTTTTCGTTCTCTGTTTTTGCTATACCGAACACAACTTTGCCATTCTTCCTTGCAAAATAGTCGGCATCACTTAATTTCCTGAAGTTAAAACAAATATTACCTATAAGTACCTTATACATAACTACTTATCATCGTGTTCGTCACGAGATTTGTCCTCCTTCTCTTTTTTTCTATCTGCCAAATAGTCAAGAGTCATTGGAATAGCCATACTTAAAAATGCTGCCAATACAGCAATTATAGCTGCCCACCACATTAAAAGTCTCCTTCTACTGTTAGCCAAGGTTTGCAAGCGGTAAGATACTCGCAAGATTTGCAAGAATATGAGTCGTATTTCCTTAGGAATGGCATATTATGTTCAACCATAAAGTCTATCATTTTTGCTGCATTCATCAGGTCGTTAAGTACTCCTGTGTATACCTCGCTGTCTAAATACTGTATCGACAAGTAGGCCGCTTTATTTAGTGCAAGATTATTCCATATGTCGTGGTAATAACCACCTTCTTTGCAATTGTAATAGTTATCGTCTCCGTGAATTGCTATAACACATTGTTCATAAAACTCTTGTGACACGTTTTGTGACTTCGAGCGAGACAATGTTCCATTACTTAGCAAGGTAGGTTTATCGAATGCCTTTTTAGGAATGTCGATGTAACCGTATCTTATGTTATGCAATGGAATGTCATAGTTAATATGTACGAGGAATGCATACAAAGGCAACTGACTGTTCATATCGAAGTCGTCTTGTGTCTTTTTACTCGAACTGAATTTGTAGTCAAGTATTATCGCGTTTGTTTTAGTGTATATAAGACAGTCTATAACACCTACCACCTGTTGTTCTATGTCGGTATATCCGAGTTTTTTAAGTTGCTCAACAGTCAGTTGAAGTTTAACCTCTCGTTCTATGGCCACGTTACCTGTTTGTGTGTCCATAAGTTCTTTTGTTAGTTCTCTCTCATATATTGCCGTTTGTTTTATGACCGGAACGAAATAGTTTTGCCAACTTTCTATTCCGAATTCTTCTTTAAGTTCAGGATAAAGTACTTCGGAAGGGATTACTTGTTCATAATCACCTTGTTGAATTACTCCATCGTCATATTCGTCCCTCAGCTTACCTGCTTTGTATAAGCAATCGTGTGCCATAATACCGAATGTAAGGTGAGGTGAAATCGGTTTGCAAGGAGGAGTATGTAAAATGTAGTTATGTTCGTATTTTGCCATACAATTTGCGAAACTGTTTAGTGATGAGTTGCTATGAGCCATATGTTGTACCTCCGGTTAAATTACTTTGTTTGATAAAATGACGACCAACTCAAGCCCATTTCCTTGAATTTTTCTTTAAGTCTGTACATTTTCCGTTGTGACCAAGATGTCGTGTGTTTGTTTGCATAGTCCCTCATAAGCTGTTCAAACTGCCGTTCACCTATGAGTTCTATGCATATGTCTTTTACTTGTCCGAATACATATTTTATGAAGTCCTCGTCTTGCTTTGCCTCTTCTTCCTCTTCTATGGAAATGTCAGGCAGCATATCTGCAAGAGTTAACGAGTTGTCTTCACCTTGATGTACCACGGTGTCTATACTTACTATCTCTGGCTTGTTTCGTTCGCTACGTAGATAGCAAAGTATGTCGTTATTATAGCATCGTTCTATGAGCGAAGGATGCAAATAATAGCCCTTGTGATACAAGTTTAGCATAGTCAGTCTGCATATCTGTTTAGCATCGTCTAACTCCAACTGAGACCACCTTTGCACTTGTTTCAAGGCGCATTTAGATATAAACGGCTCGAACAACTGAAGTTGCATCTCGATGGGCGGTTGTTTGTAACCTATGACGTTTGCTATCTTTTGTTCTCCACTTTCCTTGATGACCTTAAATATGTCATTGACCACGTCATCAGCTTGTAGAGTATTATATCTATCCTTCTGACTGATAGTGTATTCTATCTGCCAGTAGGCCAGTTTGTCTTCTTTGTATCGTTCATACACGAGGTATGAGTATATAGTTTTAAGTTCGTCGAGGACGGTATGCAATTGACGCAAGATGTCCTCATCTGTACAGGTTGCACTTATCTTTTGGATTAGTTTGTCAGTTATGTTCTCTGTCATCGCTAAGGTACTCCTCTAGTTTGTTAAGTAACTCGTCTATGACAATGAGTTCTCGTTCGACCTTCTTGTCATCTTTTTTAACTATGCCCACACGTTTCAGTGAGCTTCTTGCTGTGTCTATGTGTTTGAGTAGCCGTTTGAGTTCCTTGTCCTCGTATCTGTTGACCGGTTTCCAACCAAGGTCCTCGTAGACACCGAAGTCAACGAACCAGTACAATATCCGACGTATGGATAGCTTGGGACTGTTGACCGGGTAGCTCTGCAGCATGTCTATGTAGTCAGGCTGGTTGATAGTTATGTTGTATCGTCCGGCTCCCTCACGGTTTTTGCAAGGAGGTCTGTCTATTAGCTCGATGTTTCCATCAGCACCCTCTTGCAAGATGCGGTTAACCACCTCCGATAGGTCGCCGAACAAGCATAATGTGTCGACCACATATTTATGTAGATATACACTCTGTATCATTGTGAGTTCCTCCTATAGCACTCAGGCCCGAGGCCTCTCTGTATACTCTCTGGAGTAGTGAGCTTCCTGCCACAGCGACCACATCTTCCCTCGTGGTACACATGCAGGTTGTTAGGTATGTTGTACAGGTTATCAAAGAAGAAGCTTATTGCTCGGAGTGATGCCGGCCAGGCCATCTGCATCTTGTCTTTCCAAGGCTTAGCAGGATGGAAGTAACAAGTATCACTGTAATAGCAACCTATGTACTGGTAGTCGTCCTCGTTGTCTGGACCACTGAGTAGGTGAATGAAGTACAAGTTTTCCTGAGTTTTAGATTGTTTCACCTTGTAAGTAAAATGTACCCCTGTGTTGCCAGACTGCAAGGTGACTGTAGCGTTGCCTGCAAGAGTGTAGTCGACGATGGCGTCTGATTTAAGCTCGTTCATCTCACACCTCCCTTCTCACAGATGCGTCTCAGTTGTTCCAACTCTTCCTTGTCGGCCTCAATCTGTTCACGAAGTTTCTCTCGTTGTGTTTGGTCAACCCAGTGACCGTCCTTGTTCTTTTCCCAGTACTCAACAATCTTGTCGTTGTTAGTTATCTTATAGACCTTTAAGCTGGGGTATGTGGTGATAAGTTCCTCGAGGTCAGGATGCTTTTGCAATAGTTCTTTCATAGCAGGTACTCCTTGTTATATGTATATATTTATATCGAGAGTTTTTATATAGGCCCAGCTACAAGAGGCCAGGCCTGTATAAAACATTGGAGGACGGTTAGTTGTTCTGGGAAGCAAGCAAGGCATCGAGCGCAGCTTGTGCTTTAGCCAGTCTGCCTTCGGCCATCTTCTTCTTTTGTTCTACCGTCATGGGAGCACGTTTTGCTCTGGGAGCCTTAGGTGCATTTGCTTTAGCTTCTTCTGCCATAGAGAGAAGCTCGTTGTAACGTTCGTAGTCCTCAGGAAGGATAAAGTCAATAAAAGATTTGCTCATTATTATTACTCCTTGTATTTATTGCGTAGCTGGATATGGAGCTCACAGCTGTTGCAAGATTAGATGTTGCCTTCTGCTGCTTCGGCTTCAAGTTTTGCAAGAGCGGCCTGAGCCTTAGCGAGTTTTGCCTGTGCTTTCTCGAGTTCCGTCATAGGTTTGGTCTTGGCGGCTTCACGAGCTGCGATAGCACGTTCTACAATAGCCTTGTACTCGGCCTGCAGGTCTTCCGAGAGGTACGAGATAAGTTTCTCGTTGGGAAGTTTACTGCCGATGGAACCAACGTGACGGGTGGGTTTATAGCAGAGTTCTACGAAACCTTTCTCGGAAATCTCCGCGTCTGCCTTCTTGCGGTTGAACCACTGGCGGTTGGATTTGTTTTTGGTAAGGACGATAGTCTTGTCGTCTGCATCACAGAATTTGCAAACAGGACCTACGGTACCGTCGAAGTCTACGACATAGAAGTTGCCATCGTCGTCTTTGATAATTTTCGCATAAGCTTCGCCTTCAACGAGAGTTTCTGCTACGTTTTCTTCAATGTGTTCTTTCATTGTTTTGATAGTCTCCTTGTTATAATAATTTGGTTTATCTAATGACTGCTCCATCAGTCGTCAGTTCATCTATTGGTTATATTATATTATATGAATAAAATGGTAATATTATTCCTACTCATTTTTCGATTTTACCTTACAAGGTATGAGGTAAATCAGCCTCGATGCCATACTCCTGTTTTGTTGTAGTAATAATTTATCATTCTATCATAGGTTAGAGTGATAACTGATACAAAATTTTATCAGTCACAGGAAAATTTTCAATCTTTTTAAGAAAAAAATGAGGCCCCCCCCCATAATTATTTATAAGGTAATCTATCTATTACATTTTATATAGTATATCATATATATGTATATAAATAAAAATTTTAAGACAATTTCCTTATTTAGGGAGCTTTTTTCTTAATTTTTTACTGTCTTATGAAGGCTATAACATTTTACCATATTTTAATGGCATAATATCATTACCTTCAAAATATTTTTCAGGGGGGGCCTCTTAAAAATCTAAAATATTTTGAAAATTTTGTTGTTACTGATAAAAAAATTTATCATTTATCAGTCTTACAGGTCCAAAATATCGAGATTTTCGCCGCCTGGCCATCCTACGGACGACTTAGTTCGAGTGCATTCTTGCAAAGAACTCATCGCCGTCAACTTCTCGGCCACTTTTCTCCCAAACGGTGAGCGTTACGCTGTACTCAGGGTTAGGAAATTTAGCTTTTATCTCATTGTAGGCCTTCTCGGCACCTGAAAGGCTATCCATTGTGGTGTGAAAAAGGTAAATATACCTGTTTTCGCCGTAACTTTGTTGAAATTTTGCTACATTTATACGATATTCCATCATTTTACCTCCAGTAAATAGGGTTCGGATGTACGATAGAGGTCAAAAGTGGCCACGAGCCAGCGGATTTGGTGCTCTATCTCATTGTATTTCGTTGCTACATAGTTTCTGTGTGCCTCATTGTTCGCCGTCGACTGCATTTTGTCATACTTGCGGCCGAGCTGACGTTTTTGCTCCTCGAGCAGGTATATGCATTCTTGCAGAGATGGCTTTGAAGCCTTACTTATGCCAACCGCTGTCCAGAACTGGTCTGCAAATTCGTCGACAACGTTGAGCTTTTTAGCTTGTTTGAACAGGAACTCTGTGTCCTTGAGTGATATATGCCTTAAATCGTAGTTTGATAAGTTTAATATTTCGGGTAATTCGTTCATAGTTAGTCCTCCGATTTAGTGAGCCAGCCGGTCCATTTTTCCATTTTGCGAACGTTTTCTTCGCCTACGAATATCAAGTTGTAAAACGTACCGTCTTCCATATTACCGTACACGGATTGGAAGGTCTCGTCGCCAACTTGTACACATCTTTGTCCCACTATGCCATTTATGTCAAACGATAAACCGCATACCTTGCAGATTACGTTTTTGCCTCGTTTGTCGCTTAAAAGCTCCAAGCCATCCAGAATGATTATTTCAATTTCATTTTTACTCATAGTTAGTCCTCCTTCTTGCAAATAGGTCGACGACGGCCACTATGCAAAATAGATAATTTTAATAAGCCCAGCTGTTACACCGGGCTCATTACGTTAGATGTCTAAGCTACATTCGCCGGTCGGTGAGATTGCATAATCGGTGCCGTCAACGGTTGCATATAACATTTCCGGCTGGATGCTTGTGATTATGATACTTTCGGCGTTCGGGAATTGTTTCGGCAGTTCGGTTTTGATTTCCTCAATATCCCAATCTGCATAGTTTGCCATCCACTTTGTGTATTCGTTATCGAAGTTGTTTGTCATTGTTTCTACCTCCCTTATGCATTTTGTTGAGCGAGAAGTGCTTCAAGGGCAGCCTGTGCACGTTGAACCGCTCTGAGTTTCTTTTCATACTCGGTCATCGGGGCTTTCTTGTTAGCCGCTTCTCTTGCCGCCTTGGCCTTTTCAACCAGTGCGAGGTAGGTCGCCTTGTCGTCGCCTTCCAGGTATTCCTCGAGGCCTTTTCTCGGGGTTGACTCGGAGCGAGGGCCGTAGGTTTTGCTCTCTTTGTAGGTGAGCTCAATCTTGCCACCGGCCGCATCGACCTTCTTGCTGCTGAAGTATTTGCGGTTTGACTCGTTCTCGGGGAGTATGAGTGTGAAGGGCTCATCTTTGGGTTGATTGTCGATAGGCACAACAACTTCGTTGCCTTTCTCGTCGACTGTTACGAGTTCGTAGCCGGTTTTGCTGTTGTTGCTTGTTCTTACGAAAGTTGCCATAATGGTACTCCTTATGCCGCTTTGAGCGGTGTTGGGCCTCAGGGGAGTCGAACCCCATCCACTGCCATCCGGGGGCCCACGGTGGGCTTATTCAGCCCTGTTTTCAAATATCTTGAACGAGTTTTCTGAGCCGTTTAGGGTTATTTCGATTTGCCTGGAGTCGTATCTATCGAGGGCATCTTCTATATCTGCATAGAACTCATAGAACTCTTCGCCACAATTTACCAACTTATCCAGTGCGGCTACCCACTCGTCGTATGTCATCTTTATTGTTTTTTCCATATTACCTCCATTTTTCATTGTATTTTTCCTCATATTCATTTTTCAATTTCAAATACTCTTTGAGGGTATTCTCATATTCTTGGAAATCTATATCGTCGACCTCACCGAAATTTCGATATTCATAATCCAATCTGTTTTTCAAGATGGAAATTTCATCTTTGAGGGTGGCCAACTTCTTTTCTTTGAGATATTTCACATATGTGTAGGTCATTCTAAAATCGGTCTTTTCGATATAGGTATCGCCCACCCAGGGGTCTTGATTTGGAACCAATTTTATTCCACTTTCCCTCCATTTAGAGCCTTGAAATTTTGGATAATCAATCATATAATACCTCCATTGGATTTCATATCTTATAGAATATATTGGATTTTATATTCTATATTCTATTTTTCTATTCTATTTTTCTATTCTATTTTATTTTTTCTTTTTCTTTCAATAATATACTTTTGAATAATATTAAAATTCGAGAGATGTCGGCCGATTTCTATTTCGGTATATATGAGTTTTCATACCTTACCAGCAAAAATTTTTGAACCATATTAACACTTACTTGCTCAATCAATATAACAAACAAACCTCTCAAAAAAAAATTTGCAAAATTTTGTCGAAAATCTATATTATATAATGATATTATAGTACTCTATATATAGAAAGAGAATATAAAGGAATATAGTTTACAAATTTTGAATATAATGTTAATGAATACCTATAAAAGGAGATAAGCTATATGGCAAACAAACAGCATCGAGATTGGGCGGAAATGAAAAATTTGTTTTCTGACCCAAAGTTTTCTCGTCAAGCCTGGAAATCTGTAGGCATCGCTATTGCAATGCAACCTGCAGTTAAACCTATCCAAGTGCTTGACAAAGACGGCAATGAAACATTTAATAGTCAAGTAGAAAGTTATTCCTACAACAAACTTGCAAAAGACATCAAATCCTTGCAATGTGAAGACCGTGAACCTACTGAGCTCGAGATGATACTCCATTGTCAGATGGTCAAGGCAAGAACTGACACTTCTGCAGCTGTGTTTATCAGAGACACACTTGGAGCTAAACCTATCGACGAGAGCAAGGTCGACGCACAATTGTCGAACCCCTACGAACAACTTACTGACGAGGAGTTGGAGGCACTTCAGGCTATGCGTGAGAAGAAAGCTCTTGAAGCCGCTAACAAAGAACTGTCAGAGCCTCTGACTAACAACGATGAAGTGGTTGTGGAACAAGATAGTCAGTCTTTGTAAATGGCTATGGCAACAGCTAAAGGACTGGCGTAACTTGGTCATATTTGCAATCGTGTTCGTTGTCCTATCGAGTGAGATATGGGTACCTTACCTGATAGGCATCATAACAGGCGACGGCTACTGGTTCGCGATAGGCTCCGCTTGTTGGGCCTTTTGGCTTGCTCCGTTCACACCGTTCCTGCCGCTGTGCATTGCAATAACATTAGGAATAAGGAAATTGATAGACCTTATTAAAAGGAGAAAAGATGGCGATAGCTAATACATTAGAAGGTGAAATATTTAGAAGACGTCTGCAAAAGGACTATGCCGCCTATGTTCAGTATGCAAACCCTGGCTTTTGTATGACTAAGTTTCATAGATACTTGTGTGGAGAGATACAAGAGTTCCTTGACATGCCGCCTACTGGCAAAGCAATGGACATACTTCTCTTGTCAGTCCCTCCTCAGCACGGCAAATCATACACCGTCACAGAGACCTTGCCTTCGTGGTTCCTCGGCAAACACCCTCAGGATGCTGTCATTATATGTTCTTACGACGGCACTATTGCAGAAGGCTTCAGCCGCAAGAACAGGGACAAGTTTAACGAGTATGCTACTGACGTGTTCAGGGTCCTACCTAACGACCAGGTTCAAGGTGTGGCCTTGTGGGAAACAAAAGATGGTGGACGTTGTCGTGCTGCTGGTCTTAAAGCCGGTATCACATCATACGGCGCTGAGCTATTCATAATCGACGACCCTATCAAGAACAAAGAGGCTGCTCAGTCGGAAACCATCCTTGCAAAGATACACGGTGAAATGGGACCTTCGGTTCAGTCACGTATCCATCCCGGTGGTAAACTCATTGTCATACAAACTCGATGGGTTGAGAACGACGTCATAGGTTACATAGAAGAAAAGTGGTCTGAGTACATATGGAAAACAATCAACCTTCCTTGCGAGTGTGAGGACGAGGCAAACGACCCGCTCGGACGCAAACTTGGTGAAGCACTGATGGGTGAACACCTCGGTGACAAGAACATTCCTGCTAAGATTAAGAACGACAACGAGTGGCTTAAGAGTAAGAAAGCACTTATCATTGCAGGCGACGGTGAGTATACCTGGAACGCCCTGTACCAAGGCCATCCCTCGGCTCAGAACGGTAACTTGTTCCAGGAACACTGGTGGCAACTGTACGATAGGCGAAACGTGAGGTTCGAGGACTTTGAGTATACTTGCTTGTCGATAGATGCTACCTTCAAGAAAACAGAGACGTCAGACATGGTTGCGATGGAACTCTGGGGTCTACGTCAAAACCACGCCTTCTTGTACAAGCTTGTTAACAAACGCATGGGGTTCGTTGATACAGTCGCTCGCATAAAGAAGTTCCTTGAACAATATCCTGGCATAGACGAGCTAGTCATCGAGGATAAGGCTAACGGCTCGGCCATCATAGATACCTTGCGATACAGTGAGGGTGTTCCTCCTATCGTCGGTGTTAACCCGTTAGGTGGTAAATACTCCAGAGCACAGGCCGTGTCTCCATTCATTGCAACCCTTGCGGTACACATACCTAACGACTTCAGTGACAGTGAGAACCTCGAGATTGAGTGGGACGCTAACGAGAAGCTTACTGGAACTCAGAAGTTTATTATTCAACATAGTAAGTTCCCGTTTATGAAACATGACGATATGGTAGACGCGGAAACCCAGGCACTTACACGACTCATCAAACTTGTAACTGGCGAGGAACCGATGCCTGACCGTAACTACTTGGTGTTTAATAAGTGGTACCCGGATATGTGGGAGGATTACGAACAGATGAACTCTGCTGAACAAGAAGAATTTATAAAGAGGTATGGAGCTCCGTTAGAGTGGGCGCCGGACGACTATGTTCAAACCAAGAGATACAAAAGTATGTAATATTTTGAACATAACGTTAATATAATATAATAAGAGGTAAATATAATGTCCGAAAAATTAACAAGAGTAGATATGTACTTACAAAGAAACATTGCCGACCAGTATGTTAATACCGAGGAGGAGAATGAACTTGTAGATAAGTTTGCAGAGTTGTACTCTCTTGCATTGTCAGCTCAACAGAATACCGAGGAGGCTAATCCTAAGAACCTTGCCAAGTGGCGTAAGGCTTATTATGGTACTCTGAACGCTCTTACAAAAGATGGCGAAGAAAGTACTAGGAAAGGCCGCTCCTTGCGTAAGATGGTATACGAACTGATAGAGAGTAAGATTGACAACTCTATTCCTATGCCTAAAATAAGACCAAGGTACAAGACTGATCTGCCTCTTGTATCAGTAACCGAGAATTATTTGAAGTTTGAAGTAGATGGAATATTTACTAAATACTTGAATGATAGAAGTGAACGTGCTACGTATGTAGATGGCACAAGCTGGTACAAGGTTTGGTGGGACTCGTTAGACAACACTCACGAGCGTTCAGGCAACGTCAAGATAGACCTTTGCAGAGTTGACCAGATAGTTCCTCAACCTGGTGTTAGTGACTATCGTCAACTTGAGTACATCTTTGAACGCAAAGAGATTTCGCTCACAAGGATTTGGGACCTCTATCATCGCAGGATAATACCTACCGAGGCCAACACAAACGTCATAGAAGTTATTTCTTGTTACTACTTAAACAAAGACCGTGTCGTAGGCTTGTTTATGTATGCACCTCATAGCAGACAGGTTATTTGCAACGAAGAAGATTGGCAAATTCGTAAACTTAGAACTTGTACAGTCTGTGGTACAGTTAATCCTACCGGTGATACTTGTAGAAACTGTGGCAGCAAAACTTTTAAGTATGAGAATGCAACAGAGGAAATACTTGAAAACGACATTGAAGAAATTTACAATCCGTATGATGTCGGTGAAACTGACGACGAAAGTGAGAAAGAACACTACAAGAGTAGGGTGTTTTTGACTGCAGGCACAAAGATACCTTTCTACAAAATAACTCAACTTCCTTTTATTCCAAGACCTGCAATAAGTTCACTCGATAATATTTATGGTACCAGCGAGGTTAAGGTTACCTTGGAGTCACAAGATGCTATTAACAAACTGTTAACTAAAGCACTTGAAAAGACTATGAAGTCTGGTACGATTTTAACTAAACCTGAAAAACTTAAAATAGGCGACTCTGACGATACAATTAAAGTTTTGTCAGTTAGAACTACCGAGGAAGCAGCAATGGTTCAGAGTAGAGCCGTGGTAGCAGACACCTCACAAGACCTTGTAATGGCCGCAACACTGTATGAGAGCGGTAAAGCTTCGTCTGGTGTTACAGAGTCCTTCCAAGGTGCAAAAGATAGTAGTGCTACATCTGGTAAAGCAAAACAGTATGCTGCAGTTATGACCGCAGGACGAATTGAAAGTTTGAGGGTTATGAAATCTGCAGCCTTTGCAGGACTTTATGAACTTGTACTTAAATATTTACTTGCATTCAGTGACGAGCCTCGAAAATTTGTTAGAGTACTTCCGAACGGTTCTCAAAAGGAAGAGGTTTGGAACAAATATATGTTCTTGGATAAAGACAAGTATGGCAACATTTATTATCGTGACGACCTTCGTTTCGACAGTGACCCTGCATCTACTTTAAGCCAAAACAGAGCACAAATGTGGCAAGAAACACAAGATAAATTTGTACAAGGTGCGTTTGGTAATCCGGCAGACCCGAGAGTATTGGAACTTTTCTGGAACATTATGGACTCGTTACAATATCCTCTTGCAAAAGTCGTTCTTGCAGGAATAAAGGAAAATTCACAACATTTGCCTCCTGAGGTAGAACAAATGATTATGACCAATCCTGAGTTACAGGCTTTAATCGCACAGACCTTGCAATCAGGTGTCGAACAAAGAGGTGGTGCAAGACCTAACAGTGGACCAGTAGGAAATGGAGCTACACACGCAAGTAATGTAGAACGAACAAACGAGAGGAACAGATCGTTGAACCGAGAGGTCATTTCGAGTCCTCAGTCACAAGGAGTTAGTCAATGAAAACATTTAACAATGAGTTAGTTATTCATAGAGGCGAAACGTTTTCTATGGATAAAGTGGTACAAAACAAAGATGGGTCACCTTACATTGTAAGTAACAAATTAAAAAATCCTTATGTATTGGTAGCTGTTTCTACAACAAGATACGACCAAAACAAAAGGTACTTGTTAAACCAATGGCTCCCTCTTAGCGACAAGGTTAGGTTTTCCATAACAGACCCGATTGACTTAACGTCATTTAAGACGGAAGCAAACGGTATAGTATCGAAATACACAAGCTTTGATGACGTCAACAAAAGAGAACCTGTACCTGGCTCTGGCGGAAAGAACTGCATAGTTTCAGGTTACATAGGCGACCAATTTGTGTTTTACGATTATGACGACTGTGTTCTTTATCTCGAAAACGAACAAGGTATAAAAGAATATAGATACTGGAACCTTGAACAAGAAGGTTTATTAAAGTATGAGTTTAGGATTACTTGTCCGTTTACACAAGATATAACATCTAAATGGGTAGAACAAAGTTATGTTTACAGTATGACTCTTATGTCTGGCGAATTACCTGAGTCTGGTGAACCGCCATTTGCAAATATAGATACTGTACAACCACTACTCATACCTACAAAATTGTCTGTACTAAGTAGTATAAATGGAGGTTTTTAATGAGCGAACAAAATATTGTTAACGTAATGGTTATACCTGACGTACCTAAAGTATTGCCAGGCGAGCAATTATATGTATACGTTCCTAAGGCATCGTTTACTTCTCCCGGTATAATTGCTTATAATGATACCCAGTTTGAAATAAACGGTGACTTTTTGTCTATCCGAGACGATTTTATTTTCCCTGAAGTAGAACGGCGACTTGCCGAGCTGAAACAATGCACCGACGACAAGTTGCAGTTGAAACAGGACAAAGAGGACGACAACATTTCTCTTTCACAACGCCCTGAGCAAAAATCTGTGGTCGGTGCAATAAATGATTTAGGAACATTGACACAAGAGGCAAAAAATGCTGCTGATCAAGCACAAGCAACTGCTAATGGCTCAATAACAACTGCAAACGAAGCAAAGAGCAGTGCACAGACCGCCGAGAATAATGCCAACAGTGCGGTAGATAAGGCAAACAATGCGATTGACCGTGCTAATAAAGCATACGAGAAAGCCGCTAATAATGTATACGCGGTAGGGTTTATGACCTTGAAAGAAGCAATTACGGCTGTGAATGGCTATGACAACACTGTGCTTAAAACAAACGACAATATTCTTGTTGTGGCACAAGGTTCTCCTGACTTGTATGTAACGAGCGTTGAAGCAACTAACATACCGTACAACTTTACGACGGTCGACAAATTCAATGACGAGCTTGTAAAGAACACCGTATTGCAGGTTGGTTATTACAAAGTAGCATTTTATGAAACTGATGGACAGCCTGTTACTGTTGCATACCAGAACATCGTTGTTAAGAGTACTGACTGGGTAGCAAGCACGGAGTTTGCAGACTTCCCGTACGAGGCAAAAATAGAACTCACTGACTTTGTTGATTACAAAACAGTTCCGCAAGTGGTGTTTGATATTGACGACACAATGAGTGGAAACTATGCACCTATTTGTAAATCCGGTGATAAGTGTGTTTACATTTACAGTAAAGTACAAAACGACGTCACACTTAAAACGGTCATCACTTTTGCGCCGAACGTCAATGGTGCTAGTGTAACCGGCGGTGGATATAACAATCGTGGCAAATGGGTTGCAAGCACGAGTTATGCAGTTAACGACCTTGTTTACACCGACAATGGACAGTACGTGTGTATCGAAGATATTACTTCGACCACAAGTCCCGAACAAGATACTACGCATTGGCAAGCGACTTTTGTTGCGACTGCTCCAGAAGCATTGCCACAAAAAGCGAGTCCGTTGAAAAGTGGAAGTTTGCCGATAACCGGGTGGAAGAACCTATCCGCGCCGGTGTGGACAGGTGCACAAGGAAACAGTTATGGTGAGAAAAAATTATTTAATTTAGGCGTTACTTGGGAAAGTCAAGACGCTATGCCTACGACAGGTTGGACGTTTTCTTATTATCAAGATAATCCAACAAGCATTTTCACAAATACTAAGACGTGGAGCAGAAGTGACGGTGGAATAACAACATATATTGGCGATTATTTTAACCTTAAAATAATGCCCAACGGCAACGTATATTTTTGGACGACATCTTATAATTTAAACGCAAATTGGCACACATTAACAGAAATAACGCAAACTACTTTATCAAAACAAGGCTACACTATCTCCGACACTTCCATAACCGCCAACAGCGACGTCCTTATGGAACTCACCGACGAAGGCGGAGTAAAGCCCTATTCAATGGAAGTAGGTAAGATAACCGTTATCCGCGACACAGTGCCAACAAACCCTATCCCATACACTTATAAGGTCAAACAGACGAACGCGAGCGGGCAGTTTACTGTGTTAAATCACTTTGTATCGAATATCCCAGTAACAAGCGTGAACGGACAAACAGGCGCAGTAACAATCGCCGTGCCTACGAAAACAAGTCAACTCACGAACGACAGCGACTATGTGAGCAATCTTCCCACTGTGCAAAATGTTGTTTGTAACGATGTTGAAAGTGCGACAACGCTTGATACGACAATAACCTGCGAAGTTGGCGATTTGATTTTGGCACAGATTATTGTAAAAAGTGCATTGACTTTACCGACAGACTGGACGTTATTGAGAACAATACCTGCTGTCGAAACGACATATAATCAAACATTGTCTTTCGCATACAAAAGAGCAACTTCTACGAGCGAAACATTAACTGTTACACAAGCAACTTCGGGAAGAATATATACTAACATTGTGCGATTGAGCGATGCCGCTTCGGTCAGTTATATTCAATCTTGCGAAAAGACAAACACAGACACGGCATCTATTTCATCAACAAAACCTGTTACGCCGAATATGGTTGTTTGGGGTGTGTCGTGTAATTTGTGGAACTCATCTTCGCCTAATGGAGATTGGACGTATTCTCCGTCAACATTAGACTATTATTCACTGCCGCAATCTACGAAACAGCCTCGACTCGGAACATTCATTGACAGCAGTGGAGCAGGTGGAAGAACATTCACAGCGTCGATGTCAAATGGTAGCGGAAATGGTATTATGTGCGGAGCAGTCGAAATCGTTGGTGATAAAGTAGCGAGAAAAGGCGATATATCTACATCATTACCTCAATTAACTGGAACTAGTGTATACGACCCGTTTGGAACGTCAACTGGCGAAAATGGAGTTTGGAAACCTAATGGTACTGTAATTGCGTCATCGGTGACATTAGGCTGGGGTGCTGGAACTCATAATTTAGGGACTTACAGTGGCGATAAAACTAAATTAACAGAAATCGTTGTAAAACGAGATAGGTTATCCAACCATCTAAATGTTATTGTCCCGAGAACGTCTGTTGCAGATGGAGTATATACTTATACTAAGACTGATGAAGATAATACAACTTTCACTATTACTATTAACGCCAACAATGAAATTACCTATAAAGTAACTGGAGCTCGCGCATATACTACGTATTGGTTACAAGAAAATAACACAACTTGGTATTCAACAAAGAAAACTCTTGTCTATACCGCAAGTAGTGAGGTTTGGAACGCCGACGCTATAGTTGAAGTAAACGACGGCGGAGGTTTGAAGTTGTTTTATAAGAACGAGTTGGACCTTTATTTCTCTCGTCCAAGTGTGCCTAGTTCTCCCATTCGGTGTACTTACAAGGTACGACAAACGTCAGACCAAGGTCAAATTGTTATTATAAATCAATACGACGGCATTGGGAATATTGACGGAGAATGGAGTGAATACATATATCCGAATGTAACCCTTACGGAAGCTGGGTTATATGAGATATATGCCCAGAGTCATGATGCGTTCGTGTATTGGGATGGCAAGAAGCTCACGAAAAAACTGTTGCGTGTGAACTATTTGAAATCGAATGACACTGAACAAACTGATGTTCAAAGAATATATTTAGTTGTCGACACCATACAAATAACGTCAGAGGGTGTGCTTTCTATTGAAGAATTTAATACGAAATATTCGCTCGAAGGCGCGTTAATTACTTCTGGTTCGAGCTTTAGTGGCTTCAAATACCGCAAAATAAAATAAGAAGGAGATAAACATATGTACGGAATAACTAATGCACAACAACTCGCCAGCGGCGGTGGCGGAGGCGGCGGTGGCGGCGAACTCGATAAAATCTATGGCGTTGATTTAGTCGGTTCAGAAAACCCGTCAGCACTCATAAGAACAAATGACGCCGTTGGCTTGAAAGTTACAGTCGGCACTCCGGAAATTACAAGTGACTTTGATAATTGCTATCCCTGGAGTGACATTAAAGAAATCACTGACTACTTTGGAAATGTTTTTATCAAGATACCTAAATTTTATAGCAAAATCACTAAAAACGCTGATGGAACTTACAGGCATCAACTGTCAGGAACGAAACACGAGGGCTTCGACACCTTGTTCAAGGTCGGCGCAAAAGAGATTGACTATGTAATGGTTGGGAAGTACGAAGGTAGCGGTTCAAGCGAAAGGGTTTACTCGAAATCGGGACAAACAGTGCTTGTGTCTCTCACGATGGATGCGTACCGTGCTGGATGTAAAGCGAACGGGTCAGGCTATCAACAATACGACTTCTTGATTGACTTGATTATTAAAGAGTTGTGGATTGTCGAAATGGCAACGACGAACTGTCAATCAATTATGTATGGCTATTCTAATAATACTGATGATTCAGCCAATCCAATTAACACTGGCACAACTGATATTGTTACAGGGCCAACCGGCTCACCTATAAGCAATACCGATGGTCTTCACGCTTGCAAATACCGCGGTATAGAAAACCCGTGGGGTAATGCTTTCATTTGGTGCGACGGCATATCGTTTAGCGGCAATAAGGTGTATGTATGCACAGAGCCTGCGGATTATAGTACAGGCAAAATGACAGGTTCATATCTTTATTATGGTACTCGTCCGTCAAACGCCGGCTTTATAAAAACTGTTGCTCCACTTGCTGAAGGCTCGCTCATTCAATATGCTACCGAGGTCGGAGGGAGCGAGACAACTTATTACTGCGATCAAAGCTGGACAAATGGAGCTATTCTTAGCTGTGGTGGCAGTCACTTAAGCGGTTCGAAGTATGGCCTGTGGTGTTATGCAGGTTCCAGTAAAGTAGACGCATACTATAGGGACAGCGGTTGTCGTCTCTGTTATAAACCTGCATTTTAATTTTCGGCGCACCCGTCCGCTTTGTAGGCGGGTAAAATTTTACTTGTCAGTAAACTAATACAAATTGCTAAGACTAAGGAGTAATCTATGGAACTTAATATTAAACTTATCGGAAACATCGGACGGTTGAACAAGCGAGAGCCGTTCATTTTGGCAGACAACGAAAAACTTGTCCTTAACTTTTCGTGTGCAACACCGCTGACGGACTATTATATCGAACTCAAAAACGGCGACAAATCGGCAAAATACAGGCTTAACGCCGTATCTTCCTATGAAGTGCCGAACGAACTCTTACAGGCGGGTACTTTGGAAGTTACGGTCAGCCTTTTATACTGCGGTAAAATCGTCGTTACCTACACCGTCGAACCTATCTTAATTGCATTTATAGACAATGGATATAAGGTTTTTGCAGAACTTGAAGATATGAAAGCGAAATACGACGTTCTTATGGCGAACTACAAGGAAGTTGTGTCAAAGGTAAATCAAGTCATCGACACGGCGAATAAACAGCAAGAAGATATACAAAAACTGTATAACGTTGTTGAACAAGGCGAATTCTAAGCGTGCTACCGCTCAAAAATCTAAATGCCCTCGTCGGGTAGCAACGGCACGGGCAAAGGAGTAATTTATGGTAACTTTATCACTTACGGCTGAACAAATCGACCAACTTCGCAACATCGCGGCAGTTGGCGGCAAATGGCTTATGGCGGCTTTCACCGCTCTCGGCGGCATTACGGGCATCGTGAAGATTATCACGACAATCGTAAGCAAAAAGAAACCCGTCAAACTTTCCAACTCGGACTATCAGGCAATTGCGAACGCTATCGTCGATAAGACCAACGGCAGTATTGAAATCAATATGTCGTCCGAAATCGACAAGGCAACGCGTAACAGACTTACGGAAGTCGAGAAAGTCAACGGCGAACTTGTCAAGGCTTGCAAACAACTTGTCAAGTCGCAAAAAGCAATCGCAAACGCTGTTTCGGACTTTAAGACTATATCTACGAGTGCAAGGGACGAACTCAAAGCAAGTATGAATGACCTTGCGGACGGCGAAAACGGGCTTGTGGCGGTCGAAACACCGAAAGTCGATAAACCTATCGTCAAAATAGAAAAAGTGGCAGAAAACGAAAATACGCCCTTGTATTAAGGGGGTGAGAGTATGAAACGAAACCCGAAAACCATAATGTCGGCAATTATGGAGTACATTGTGCTTATTGCGCCGACTGCGGGATATGCTATTTATTCGTACACGGACACTCTGCAATACACGATGAGCGCGAACTCAAAAGGCTTCTTTTGGACACTTATCAGCCTTGCTATTCTTTGTGCGATAATCTACGGCATTTTTAAGTCAAGGTATGACGAGTATCTTAAAGGCTATTACCAACACAAAGCGGACTTGAAAGTCGCGGATAACCCGTCGGAACTGTTAGTCAAGACCGTTGCGAAAGAAGAAAAGGTTGTATCTAACATAACCTACATACCGATTATGTTCTATCTTTTAATGGCGTTGGCTGTACTCTCGGCATTCCGCGATGCGATTGAAAAGTTGGAACTCATTATCGAAATCATTGCAGCGAGCGTGTTTGGCAAAATGTGCCTGCATTGTCTTACCGTTCATTTGCGAGAAGTTGCGAC